GAACCATCTAAACCTGCTTCACCTGCTAAATTCAAATACCAAGTACCGAAACCATTACAGTTTGCACCATCGCAATGACCCATTTGTAAATTACCTTGTAATAAACCTGTTCCTGGATCATATGATGTTACAACCCAAGTGGCATATATGTTAGTATTTCCTTGATATATTGTTATAAATGTCTGTCCTGCTGTATATGATAAACCTGTTCCAACACTTGAACCGAAAGTTGGTTGAGTTACAGTAATAGAAGCAAAAAATGTGCTTGAATATGAAGATGATGTACCGCTTGAACCACTAGTCCCTGAAGAACCCGATGTACCACTTGTTCCGTCTGAACCACTTGTTCCTGAAGTTCCGCTTGTACCTGCTTGAGCGATTAAATCCCAAGATATTAATGAATCAGGCGTTTCATTTTGATTATCGGCGTTTGCAACATACGAACTACCATTGTAATTTACAACATCGTATCTTGCATAATATAAACCATAACTAAACGCACCTCTTAATGTAAATCCACTACCTGAAGTACCGTCACTACCTGAAGTACCGTCACTACCTGATGAACCTGAAGAACCACTAGATCCTGAAGTTCCGTCGCTACCACTTGAGCCACTTGTACCGCTTGAACCACTTGTACCATCACTTCCGCTTGTTCCACTTGAACCTGAACTTCCGCTTGTTCCTGCTGAACCACTAGTACCTGAAGAACCGCTACTACCGCTTGAACCACTAGTTCCTGAACTACCAGAAGAACCCGATGAACCGCTACTACCGCTTGTACCTGAAGTTCCGTCACTTCCACTAGTACCTGAAGTACCATCAGTTCCGTCTACTCCTGAAATACCTGAAGAACCACTAGTACCATCGCTACCACTTGTTCCTGAAGATCCATCACTACCTGAAGTACCATCACTACCTGATGTACCACTTGAACCATTACTTCCACTAGTTCCTGATGTTCCACTTGTTCCGTCTGATCCTGAACTACCCGATGTTCCTGATGAACCACTAGTTCCTGAAGAACCTGAGCTACCACTTGAACCTGATGTTCCACTTGTTCCTGACGATCCATTACTACCTGAAGTACCGCTAGTTCCATCAGAACCATTTGTACCTGAAGTACCGTCTGTTCCATCAATACCCGATATACCTGAAGAACCACTTGTTCCTGAAGAGCCGTCACTACCTGATGTACCACTAGTACCATCACTTCCTGAAGAACCCGAAGAACCTGAACTACCAGAAGAACCTGATGTTCCTGAACTTCCTGATGTACCATCACTACCGCTTGAACCACTTGTACCTGAAGAACCAGATGAACCACTTGAACCACTTGTACCTGAAGAACCAGATGAACCACTAGTTCCATCGCTTCCTGATGTACCACTAGTTCCATCAGAACCACTTGTTCCTGAAGTACCATCACTACCACTTGTACCTGAAGTACCATCACTACCACTTGTACCTGAAGTACCATCTGAACCACTAGTACCACTAGTACCATCACTACCTGATGTACCCGAAGAACCTGAATAACCAACGGCACCATCTAATCCAACTGACCAATCTGAATAACTTCCCGAACCAATTCCTCTTTCGATTGAAGCCACAATTGTATTGGAACCTGAATAATATGTAACAATTTTTGCTATCATATAATTGTTAGCATCGTGTGCGACAATTATATCTTGAGCTGTTGTGTATGCTAAATTTGTATCATTTACAACAAAAGTAAGTGTATCACCACTTATATTTGATATTGTTAAATTTGACGAGGATGTTGTTGTGTATATACTACCACTTGAACCACTTGTGCCTGATGTACCATCACTACCACTTGTGCCTGAAGTTCCATCTGAACCGCTTGTTCCATCACTACCACTAGTTCCGCTTGTTCCATCACTACCTGATGTGCCACTTGTTCCATCACTACCGCTTGTTCCTGATGTTCCAGAGCTTCCTGAAGAACCTGAAGTTCCACTTGAACCACTAGTACCATCACTACCTGAACTACCTGAAGTTCCTGAAGAACCACTCGTTCCTGAAGATCCGCTTGTACCAGAAGAACCTGATGTACCCGAAGTCCCGTCACTACCACTTGTACCTGAAGAACCATTAGAACCACTTGAACCTGAAGTACCACTTGAACCTGAAGTACCGCTAGTACCGCTTGTTCCGTCGCTACCCGATGTTCCGCTTGTACCATCACTACCTGATGTACCATCCGAACCACTAGTGCCGCTTGTACCATCAGAACCAGACGTACCCGAAGTACCATCTGTACCATCTACGCCTGAAATACCTGATGAACCACTTGTTCCATCACTACCTGATGTTCCGTCACTACCACTAGTACCACTAGTTCCGTCAGAACCACTAGTTCCATCAGAACCACTAGTTCCACTTGAACCATCACTTCCTGATGTACCATCCGAACCACTAGTACCGCTTGAACCATCGCTTCCTGATGTACCATTCGAACCACTTGTTCCGCTTGAACCATCAGAACCAGAAGTACCTGAAGTACCGTCACTTCCTGATGTGCCATCCGAACCACTTGTTCCGCTTGAACCATCAGATCCGCTAGTACCACTTGTTCCATCACTACCTGAAGAACCAGATGTTCCTGAACTTCCTGATGAACCTGAGCTACCTGAAGTCCCACTTGAACCACTTGTACCAGATGTACCATTCATACCCGATGTTCCTGAACTTCCTGAAGTTCCGTTTGTACCATCCGTACCACTTGTACCATCAGTTCCAGAAGAACCTGATGTTCCATCTGTTCCAGATAAACCTGAAGTACCCGAAGTTCCATCAATACCACTTGAACCTGAAGAACCGCTACTACCGCTTGTTCCTGAAGAACCCGCTGAACCTGAGGTTCCTATACTTGATAACCAAGTAGAACCATCATAACGATATACGTTATTATCATTTGTATTGTAATATAATGAACCCGTATATTCTCCAACTGGTTCACTTGAATATAAAGGAAGTTTTAAATATTTATCCGCATCAATATTTCCTATTACTTGAGACGCTGAAACATAACCAGTAGCAGTTAAATTACCGTTGATATTTTGGTCACCATTGAATGTATTTCCTGTTCTCAAATCGGCAAAAACTAAAAAACTATTTTGATCGTAAATTGTTTTACCAGTTGGAATGTATAAATTACCATCACCCCAGAAGTCCCATTCTAAAAAAGAACCACTATCAGGACCAAATCCATATAAACCTACACCAACATTAGTTTGGTTAACCCAAACATATGTATTGTGATTATAATCAAGTCCTAACCAAGGATACGAACCACTAGCACTATTCGCGTGTAAATAAAAACCACCATCAATGTCTAATTTACCTAATTCGATACCATCATCATCTCCAAAAAAAAGACTATTCGATAGATGTAATGCACCACTAATATGACCATCACCAATTAAATTAATACTACCACTTATTGAAAGCGATCCAGTATTATATGTGTTAGTTGTAATTATTTCTTCAATTGATGGTGCAATTGAACCTGACTTAGCAAAATAAAGCTTACCGTCAGTGGTGTTTATTGATAATTCACCTAATTGTAATTGGTCGTTAGTAGGGATTTTACCCGCTACCGAACTTCTACGAAGTTTAATAATTTGAGCCATATGTATGGTTTCCTTTGTTTGTGATATGTATCACGGTTAATAACCTATGTAGGTTACCTAATAAATAGTTTTATTAAATAAAAAAGGAAGTTTTTTTAGAACTTCCTTTGTGTTATTTTAATTTAATTCGATGATGTGATGAATAAAAGGTTTTTTTGGGAGATAATTGTCCTCAGCATTCATATTATTAGCAACTACTCTCTGTGTTTTAATGTTAATATATGTATTTGGATTTGATAATGCTTTTATCTGTGCAATAGTGGGATTATCTAATTCTTGGTGTTGAATTTCTTCTTTAACTTTAATATTATTTTTGTTTATAACAGTTAATTTTACTTTATAATTCATTTTAAATGTGTTTATGATAAATATTAGACTAAATCAAATAAAATAATTTCTGTTTCTGTATCAGGAAAAATTTGAATTTTTTCTTCTTGTGTAAAACTCAATCCATCGCCTTCGATTAATGGTATATTATTAACATTTGATGTTCCTGATATAACATAGAGATAATAATTGCGATTAGAATTCAAATCAAATGTAAAATTTTCATTAAAAATTCCTGATAGAAATTTTGTATCTTGTTTGATTGATAATTTGGAAGTAATATCACAAAATTGATTAAGTTTATCTTCTCTTGTGAATTGATACCATTCGTGTATGGGTTCTGTATCGAAAACATTTGGTCTAATCCATAATTGTAAATATCTATTTGGATTTTCAGACGCATTTCCTTCTGTATGTTTAATTCCTGAACCTGTGCTCATTCTTTGAACCGCTCCTGCAGGAATATCTAACGTATTTCCGTGGCTATCTGTGTGTCTACAAACACCTTCAACAACATAACCGAATATTTCCATATTTTTATGTTCGTGAATTGGTACATGTCCACCAGGTTGAACTCTGTCATCATTAATAGTCTGTAAATGACTAAAATTCATATAACGTGCATCATAATAAGATGGAAAACTAAACGTTCTATATGAATTTATCCAACTTGCCCTTGGATTCCCTCGAGTATTTGCTGGTCTATGTATTATCATAAACAATCAGATTAACACCAATAGTTATCGTTAGATTCTATAACAGGGAAATATGGAGTGAATGTTGCAGGGAAATTGAAAGTGCCCATCAAACTTGGATTTGTTGGATCAGTGCCGTAGGTTTGATTTGTCATCCAATCATTATGACTTAAATCAATCGGGCTCATATATATCTCATCCCCGTCATATTTTAATCTCACTTTACCTGTGGACACTGTACTACCTGCTCCCCAAGTAACATTAAAAATATAAGAAATACCAATTGAAAGTCCTAAAGAATCATATGAATTTATTACTTGTGTCGTTAAACCACTTGTTATTTGATAATACATATATGCATCACCAATACTATTAGTAGAATTATTTGTAAATCCTGATGTACCATTTGGAGTCATAGCATTGTAACCTACATATGTTATATCAGATGGATTTAAGGTAAATGATAATGCTACACCTATTTTTAAAAACTCAGAACTATTAGGAGTACCTGTACCATCCCAACCTGTAAAAGATGTATTAGATGATTCAAATAAAGTTAAATCATTAGCTCCAGTAGCATCCGCTATGTCCCAAGCTATACCTAAGTGATTGAGACTAGCACCATTTGCTTCAAAAGTATCGGGTAAGAAATTAAATGTTATGAAATTTGAATTTTGTCTAAATGTGATTTGACCGGTATTACCAATTGCTTGTTGTAAATAAGTACCTTTTTCAGTACCCGTTGAATCGAACTCATTGACATATATTGCACCTTGTGTTAAAATTAAATTTGGGTCAGATAAACCTGAATCATTTGAACCTTGGGTATTTGGGAATGTAATACTTCCTGAATCCCAAGCCGGTGAATATCCTAAAGAATCCACATATAATACCCATTCACCTGTTACTCCTGTTGTACTTCCATAAGATGTCCAACAACCATTATTCGCTAACCAAGTTTGTGCATCGGTTACAGTAGAACCATAACTACCTGAAGACATCCAATTAACTAAATTTAAAAAAGTAGCGTCAGTTAAATCTGTTGATTGATAAAAACCAACTGATGCTGATGTTGGTGTAACTCCTACTGGTACAGGTTCGTTGTTACCTGGAACAGGAAATGCTACAATGTAATTATTGGTTTGGTCTGGACTCATCCACCATTGAACATCACCATAATTTTGTGAATAATCAATTGATGGGTCAGTTCCAACTGCCAAATTTCCAATTTGTGTTGTATCGGAAATAGGTGAACCTGGATTAGATGCTATTGGGGTTGTTATATATGATACTGACATTTTTTCTTTTTAAATAAATAGTTTTATTGAACATATAAATCATACTCCAAGCCATTTGTTGAAGATATAATTTGATTGTCATCTGTTCCGATAGCTAAATTACCATCTTGTTGTGTTCCTGAGATTGAACCACCTGTATTATATGCAAATGCTCTTGTTATTGCCATTTTAATTTTTTTATAAATTACGAATTATATGATGTCCAATATCCATTGTTATTTAACCAAGTAACAGCAGAATTCGCATCAACAAAAGTTTGATCGAAAACTGTATTAACCAAACTCACCATTGATGGGTCCGACAAAGTTGTAGAACGTTTGAATTTTACAGATGCCGATGGAGGAAAAACACCCCCTGGTGTAGGTTGACTATTTAATGTATCTACAATTGCGATAACATAACCAGTAGATTCATCAGGACCTTCCCACCAAGTTACTCCACCATAATTTTGTGAATAATCAATTGATGGATCTGTTTGATAAGATAAAAGACCGATGTTTCCCGCATCACCTATTGGGTCTCCTGTGTTATTGTAAGCAAATGCTCTTGTTGTGTATACTCTTGACATTTTTTTTGTTTTTTAATTTTTTTTTATTTTATAAATCAAAGTTTCCTGTTGATGTATCGACTGTTAAATAATCAGTACCATTGAAATTTAAGCTACCAACTCCATAATATGATGGGAATGGTGAATCCGAATCGTAGGTTACACTATTATTATTTGTTATTGTATTTGCATATGTTGAAGAATCTACAAATGGATTACTACTTGATACTCCTAATAATAATTTAGTTTGAGAATATGCTGTCAATGGTGCTGTTGGAACTGTAAGTGATGGGCCGCGATAAACAACTCCATCTGTCCATCTGAAGTTTGTAATTTTACCTTCTATCAAACTATCAGGACTACCTCCATTTATTTCTCCACCGATTACTAACGGAGGAACAGTTCCTGCTAAACTTGGTTGAATATTATCATTAAATACCGTTGTTCCTGTTAGAACACCATCGATGTAAAAATTAACAGTTCCACTATCTCTTACAATACAATAGTGATGCCAACTTGTAGTATCAATATTTAAACCTGTTATTGTTATTTGAGGACTGCTTTCTGACCACCAATACATTGTATTACCATAACCACCCTCAATTGAAACTCCATTCATATAACTTACACCATCGGTAATACTATATGGTCTTGGATGTATTGTTGGCATATTCCAACTATTTGATTTCATAAACCATTCGATTGTGAAATCTAAACCTAAAGGAGGTGTTGGTGCTGTTTGATAGAACAATACATTTATTGGATCTGTATAATTCAAAATACTTGAAATAGATTGTACTTGGACAATATCATTTGTGCCTGTATCAAAATGGAAAAATAAATAAGTTGAATTATTAGGTGCAGCAACTACTTGGAAAGCCGATGATGAACCTGAGTACATCACTTGATTACCATCTTGAACTAATGTTACTGTTCCACCTGTAGTTATTAAATCATTAAATTGTGATGAATAATCATTTCCACTACTATCACGTTGATTTATGTAAATATTTAATCCATCACCTATACTATAATTAGGATTATATGTCGATATCGAATCATTTGAATGAGTGAATATTATATTTCCATTATTTTCTGGTAGGACCGTACTAAAATTTGGAATAGAACCTGACATCACATAGAAGAACCATTGGTCCATAGGAGGAGTTGTCGGTGTTGGAGTAGGGGTTAATGTGTTCGTTGGTGTATTTGTTGGTGTAACAGTTAATGTTGGTGTAACAGAAGCTGTTATACTAGGTGTTGGTGTAAGTGTACTAGTTGGTGTAACACTTGGTGTTGGTGTTTCAGTATTTGTTGGAGTTGGAGTTGGAGAAACCGGTGCAGTATATTTTGCAGCCAATGCCTGAACTCTATTATTCATTATGGTATTACCATTGGTTGTTGCCGACCAAGTATTACCATCTGTTGATGTAGCTAGTTGATTTGTTCCTATACCACCTGCAACCCATTTGGTACCAGTCCACGTTGCACAATATGCTTGAAATGAAAATATTGTATTTCCGTTTGTTGCACCTGACCAAGTAATACCATCAGACGAATATGCTAATGAGTTTGTACCCTGTCCGGCAGCAATCCATTGTGAACCGTTATAAGAAATACCGTAACCTGTACCCGTAATTATACTATTACCACTTGTTGATCCTGTCCAAGTTACACCATCTGTTGAATATGCAATTCTATTTATACCTGTACCAACCGCTACCCACTTATTACCACCCCAAGCAACATTGTAACATGATCCTGAGAATATTGTCCAACTATTAGTTGCACCTGACCAAGTAATACCATCATCAGAATATGCTATTGTATTTGTATTTCCACCACCTTTCTGAGCGGTTGCAACCCATCTACTTCCGTTGTATGCAACACCTAATGGTGCACTTCCAAGCACACTCGAATTTGTTGCACCTGACCAAGTAATACCATCATATGAATATGCAATTTTAGCTGAACCTGATGAAATACCAACCGCTACCCATTTTCCACCTCCATATGCGATACCTCTAACATTAGTTGTAAATGTTGTTGAACCATTTGTTGCACCTGACCAATTATATCCATCATAGGAATATGCTAAAGTATTTGAACTTATCTGTCCACCTGCCACAAACATATTTCCATCTGTTGCAACAGCATATGCTGGTTGCGTAAAAAATGTATTACCATTTGATGATGCTGACCACGTATTTCCATTATCATATGAGTAACCCAAAGCATTAACTCCACCTGCTGCCACTACCACATTTGTTGGGAATGGAGTTGGTGTTGGAGTTTGTGTTGGTGTAGGTGTATTGGATGTTGTAATTGTTGGTGTTAACGTTGGCGTTACACTTGTTGTAGGTGTATTTGTTGGCGTTAAACTTATTGTTGGTGTATTTGTAGGTGTATTTGTAGGTGTCGGCGTAGGTGTTACTGATGTAGGCGTAGGTGTTGGTGTTACGTTTGATACACCATTGAATGTAAGTGAGATAGTTGATCCTGATACAAATCTTGTTGATGCCGCTTGTATCATTTGTGCTGAACGAGTAACATTAAGGTAGAAAAACTGACCATTTACTTGGTATTCACTTGAAATTCCTGAATATATTGCAACACTACTTCCTTGAGTTATTGTAAGTGTACCACCACTTGTTTGTAAATTTTGAAATTGTGTCAAATAACTTGTTCCTGCACTATCATTGTTATTGAAATATAATAATAATGTACCACCTGTATAATTTGGACTATAAGTTCCCAAACCTCCAACTGTATTAATAAATGTCGCATTACCATTAGCTGCTGGAGCTGTCATCACGGTTTGATTATCAGGTGAATAGAAGAACCAACCTGGTCCGTTATATCCAACTGTTGGTGTAGGTGTTGGTGTAGCTGACGATGGAGATGGACTTGGTGTTGGTGAAGGTGCTCCTATGATTACATTGAATGAAAATGCATTTGCTCCACTTCCCCAAGTATATGTATATGTTCCATTTGTGAAGCCCATACCTGATAATGTCTGACTACCAAATGTTTGAGTGCTTGAAATATTTGTTCCTGATGTATAACCAACAGGTACTATTAAGTTATATGGCGGAGCCATATTAAAAACAACTCCAAATACGTCACCACTAGTTGATGTTGATGTTGATGAACCACCACCTGCTCCGAAGCTTGTTGGATTTGTTGTAAACCCACTATATTCATCGAAATTAACACCAGTTGTACCCATCAAATATGTTGCCGTGCTAACACCTATTCCGCCTCCACCATAAGGTCCTGCGTTTGATTGTACAAGAGTTAGACCATTGATATTCAATGAACCTGATGCGGTCATAACAACATCAGGACCAACTTGACTAATAGTAACACTGAATGCTGCTGAATTTGTTGTTGTTGTTGGAGTTGGTGTAACTCCTGCTTGTGATGTTGTTGGTGTTGGCGTAGTTGTATTTGTTGGTGTAGCCGTATTTGTTGGTGTAGCTGTAGCCGTATTTGTTGGTGTTAAAGTTGGTGTTGCAGTATGTGTAGGAGTGGCTGTTTGAGTTAATCCAACTGATAAACTTGGTGTTGGTGTTGGTGTTCTTGTTACCGTACTTGTAGGTGTAGCTGTAGGTGTTGTAGCTATTGTTGGTGTTGGTGTAGGGGTAACTGGTGTACCACTATATGAGGTCCAAAGACCATTATTTGTTAACCAAGTAAGAGCAGTTGGGACATCTGTAAATGTAGATTGTCCTATTGAAGGAGGAAAATGATTTATTAAATATAAAAATGAGGCGTCAGTTAAAAATTCCGATCTATAAAATCCAACATATGCGGTTGAAGGCGTAACACCAACTGGTGTTGTTTCATCATTACCAGGATATGGTGCTGCAATTACGTAACCTAATGTTTCATCAGGACCTTCCCACCATTTTACACCACCATAATCTTGTGAATAATCGATAGTATTATCGTTACCTATTGCTAAGTTTCCAAGTTGTTGTGTATTTGAAATTGTGGAACCTGTATTATATGCGAACGCTCTTGTTATTGGACTCAAACTCATTTTTAAATTTATTTACTATAAATATTATGAGTTTATTAATATATTCTATGTGAATGTTAATTTCCAAGAAATTAATTCTTGATTATCATTCGAACCACCTGTACCAGCACCAAATCCGATATAATATAAACCACTATCAAAAGTGAAACTTGAATATGTGAAAGCAGCTGAACCTGGTTTGCTATTTGTTGTTGAAATATATAATTTAGCTTGTGAAGCTGCATTATCGTAATCTAACCAATAATATAATGTTTGTCTCCAACTTGTGCCGTAGTTTTGATCACCTTGAGATGTGTTATTTTTAAACCAAGTAACATTATTAACAGTATAAGTCGTAAAACTCAAAGCATTAGGAACTGTAGATGAATTTATTCTACTAACACCACCACCTGATAATCCTGTTGTGTTATTAGTTGGAGTCCATTGTAAACAAAAACCATCGGCACCTGTACCTCCACCAATATAAAATGACCATTGAACAGAGAAATTTCTATTATATTTAGTCACATTCGATCTATAAACATTTCCAACTTGTGCATTGGTATTTGTTGTTAGATAAATTATGTTTGATGATGTAGTTGCATTACCAACTAAAGATAAACCTGAAGTTGATGAAAAGTCAGTATAGTTAAAACCATCAATATTTGGTGTTTTTGTAGGTGTTAATGTTGGAGTCGGAGTTAATGTTGGAGTCGGAGTTAATGTTTTTGTTGGTGTAATACTTGGTGTTGGTGTTAATGTATTTGTTGGTGTTATACTTGGTGTAGGTGTCAAACTTCCTGTTGGTGTAATACTTGGTGTTTGTGTTGAGCTCGGTGTTACAGTATTTGTTGGTGTTTGAGTAACAGTAATCGTTGGCGTAATAGAAGGAGTTAGTGTTGGTGTTACACTTGGCGTATTTGTTGGTGTACGAGTTAACGTCACACTTGGAGTTGGTGTTTGTGTTGAACTTGGTGTTATTGTAGGAGTTAACGTTGGTGTTACACTTGGTGTAATTGTAGGAGTTATTGTTGGTGTAACACTTGGTGTAGGTGTTTGTGTTGGTGTCGCACTTGGCGGTGGACTATAACTTGTCCAATAACCATTAGTGTATAACCAATTAACTGCATCATTAGTTGATAAGAATGGGGTTAAACCGTTTCTTGTTGGTAATGAATTACACGTATATAAAAAAGTACTATCAGTTAAATCTGTTGATTGGTAAAATCTGAACCATTCATAAACACCACTAATTGGTGTCGGTTCAGTTTGCCCTGTTAATGGCATCGCAATTACATATCCCAAATTTTCATCAGGTCCTTCCCACCATTTTACGCCACCATAATCTAAATCATATCTTGTTGAACCCGTGAACCCGATTGCAATATTACCAACTTGTAAAGTTCCACTAATTGGTGGGCCAGGGTTGTGTGCAAAAGGTCTTGAAGTACTTGAAATCGCCATATAACTATAAATACAAAAAAAAAGGAGATTTATTAGATCTCCTTTTATATTTTTTTAATCAATTTTTAGTATGTACCGCCATCAATTATGTTAGAAAATACTAATGTTCCATCACTGTCCGCGTAACCTAAAACACTATCTAATGATAATGAACCTGTTGGTAATGGTGTAAAAGCAACTTGACTACCTGAGTTAAGTAACATCACTTGAGATGAAACATTTCCATAATCAACACCAGTTGTGTCTGTTAAAGTCAAATTACCATCAATATTCAAAGAACCCGATATTGTAAGTTCGTTTGTTGTTGTCCAACCTGATGTTGTAGGGTTATATTCAAATAATGAATCTCCTGAGGTCCCTGATGTTCCATCTGAACCACTGGTTCCTGAAGTACCATCCGTACCTGAAATACCACTAGTACCATCTGTTCCACTTGTTCCTGATGTACCATCTGTTCCACTTGTTCCTGATGTACCATCTGTTCCTGATGTTCCACTTGTGCCGTCAGTTCCAGATGTTCCACTTGAACCATCTGTACCGTCTACGCCTGAAATACCCGAAGTTCCAGAAGTTCCATCTGTTCCACTCGTACCCGAAGAACCGTCAGTACCACTTGTACCCGAAGAACCGTCAGTACCTGACATACCATCAATTCCACTTGTTCCCGAAGTACCGTCTGTTCCACTAGTGCCTGATGTACCATCCGTACCATCAACTCCTGATATACCTGAAGAACCTGATGTTCCTGAAGTACCATCACTTCCACTTGTTCCGCTACTACCATTACTTCCACTACTACCACTCGTTCCCGAACTACCGTCAATTCCTGAACTACCACTTGTACCATCAGTACCCGATGTTCCACTTGAACCATCTGTTCCTGAAGTACCGTCTGTGCCACTCGTACCAGACGTTCCGTCTGTACCGCTTGTACCGTCGGTTCCACTTGTACCAGAAGAACCATCACTACCTGAAGTGCCACTTGTACCGTCGGTTCCACTTGTACCAGAAGAACCATCCGTTCCTGAAGTTCCATCAGTTCCACTTGTACCTGAAGTACCGTCACTTCCTGAAGTACCGCTTGTTCCATCTATACCTGATGTACCACTAGTTCCGTCTGTTCCTGAAGTACCGCTTGTTCCGTTGAATCCAACTGCTCCATCTAAATTGATTGACCAGTTGCTATATGTACCTGTTCCTTGACCTCCCTCAATCACTGCCGCTAAGAAAATACCTGTAGCAGGGTCATAACTATCAACTCTTGCAATCATATAATTGTTAATATCATATGCTATTATAATATCTTGAGCTGTTGTATAAGCTAACCCCAATCCAGCAGTGAAAGTAATCGTATCACCGGAAACTGTATCTAAAGTTAATGTTGTTGTTGATGTTGTAGAATATTTGTCACCATTAAGTCCTGATGTACCACTTGTGCCACTAGTACCATCAGATCCACTTGTACCTGAAGTACCGTCTGTTCCACTTGTACCTGAAGTACCATCACTACCTGAAGTACCACTAGTACCATCTGTTCCTGAAGTTCCGTCTGAACCTGATGTACCTGATGTTCCATCACTACCTGAAGTTCCACTAGTACCATCTGTACCTGAAGTGCCACTTGTACCATCCGTACCACTTGTTCCTGATGTGCCATCTGTACCGCTTGTCCCATCTATACCTGATGTACCACTAGTTCCGTCTGTTCCTGAAGTACCGCTTGTACCTGAAGATCCGTCAGTACCACTAACACCTGATATACCTGAAGAACCACTTGTTCCTGAAGTTCCATCAATACCTGAAGTACCGTCACTACCTGATGTACCACTTGAGCCATCAGTTCCACTTGTACCCGATGTACCATCAATACCACTTGTTCCACTAGTTCCGTCAGTGCCACTTGTGCCTGAAGTACCATCAATACCTGATGTACCGTCTGTTCCGCTTGTGCCTGAAGTACCATCTATTCCTGAAGTACCACTAGTACCATCCGTACCACTTGTTCCTGATGTACCATCCGTACCGCTAGTTCCTGAAGTACCATCAGTACCTGATGTACCACTTGTACCATCAGTTCCATTAATTCCTGATATACCTGAAGTACCACTTGTACCATCGGTTCCACTTGTACCTGAAGTACCGTCTATACCTGATGTTCCACTACTACCGTCTGTACCACTTGTTCCATCTGTACCACTAGTACCACTTGAACCATCAGTACCACTAGTACCATCGGTTCCACTTGTACCTGAAGTACCGTCCATACCTGATGTACCTGAAGTGCCATCTGTTCCGCTAGTTCCTGATGTACCATCTGTACCATCAACACCTGAGATACCCGAAGATCCTGAGGTACCATCTATACCTGATGTTCCACTAGTTCCGTCTGTGCCTGATGTTCCACTAGTACCATCTGTTCCTGAAGTACCATCAACACCTGATGTTCCACTAGTTCCGTCAATACCACTTGTACCTGAAGTACCATCTGTTCCACTAGTACCGCTTGAACCGTCTGTTCCACTTGTACCATCAGTACCTGATGTACCACTAGTACCATCCGTTCCTGAAGTACCATCCGTACCACTTGTACCTGAAGTACCATCTGTTCCTGAAGTACCATTAGTGCCCGCTTGAGCTATTAAATTCCAGTTACCACCCGGAGGTGCTGAATTCGTATTTAAAACATTTGCAACGTATGAGCTACCATCATAATCAACAACATCATTTAAGTAATATGTTGTGAGTGAATCCCAAGTTCCTCTTGATGTAAAACCAAGACCACTTGTACCTGATGTACCGTCAGTTCCTGAAGTACCATCCGTACCACTTGTTCCATCAGTACCACTAGTACCACTTGTACCATCAGTTCCGCTTGTTCCATCGATACCAGAAGTTCCGCTTGAACCATCAGTTCCACTAGTTCCAGACGTTCCATCGACACCTGATGTGCCGCTTGTTCCATCCATACCTGAGGTACCTGAAGTACCGTCAGTTCCACTAGTTCCACTTGAACCATCTGTTCCACTAACTCCCGATATACCTGAAGAACCACTTGTTCCTGATGTACCATCCACACCACTAGTTCCGCTTGTACCATCGACACCGCTCGTACCAGAAGAACCATCAGTTCCGCTTGTACCATCCGTGCCACTAGTACCTGAAGTACCATCTGTGCCTGAAGTTCCGTCGGTTCCACTTGTACCTGAAGTTCCGTCAGTTCCTGAAGTACCATCTGTACCTGAAGTGCCACTTGTTCCGTCAATACCTGAAGTACCAGAAGAACCGTTTACACCCGAAATACCTGATGAACCACTTGTACCATCCGTACCACTCGTTCCTGATGTACCATCTATACCTGAAGTACCGCTAGTACCGTCAATACCTGATGTGCCACTAGTACCATCTGTTCCTGAGGTCCCTGATGTACCATCTATACCTGAAGTACCTGAACTACCATCCGTACCACTTGTACCAGATGATCCGTCCGTACCACTTGTTCCTGATGTACCGTCTGTACCACTAACACCTGAAGTACCGCTTGAACCATCGGTTCCGCTTGTACCACTCGTTCCATCGACACCACTAGTACCACTTGTACCGTCCACACCGCTTGTACCGCTTGTTCCATCGACACCTGAAGTGCCAGATGTTCCACTTGTACCTGAAGAACCAGTACCGCCCGATGCCCCACCTAAATTAACTGTCCAAGTTGAGTATGTACCACTACCTTGAATAGAAGTAACATTTACACTCATACTACCCGTAGAGTTATCATAAGTTATAACCGAACCTATCATATAATCACTAACATCATAAGCAATTAAAACTTCTTGAGCTAATGTATATGCTAAATTAGTGCCTACTTGTAAATTTTGAACACCTAATCCTATTGTTAAGGTTGATAGAGATGATGTTTCATATCTATCACCTGAATAACCACTTGTTCCCGATGTACCACTTGAACCATCAATCCCTGCAATACCTGATAAACCCGAAGAACCTGATGTGCCATCACTTCCTGAAGTGCCTGAAGTACCGTCGGTTCCTGAAGTACCGCTTGAGCCGTCTGTTCCTGATGTTCCACTTGTTCCATCAGTTCCTGAAGTACCGCTAGTTCCATCTGTACCACTCGTTCCTGATGTGCCACTTGTACCATCTGTACCACTTGTACCACTCGTACCATCTATTCCTGAAGTCCCACTTGTTCCGTCAATACCTGAAGTACCCGAAGTACCATCTGTTCCTGATGTACCGCTTGAGCCGTCAGTTCCACTTGTTCCAGACGTTCCATCTGTTCCTGAAGTACCATCAGTTCCTGATGTACCATCCGTACCACTCGTTCCTGATGTACCATCAATACCACTAGTCCCTGATGTACCATCTATACCTGAAGTGCCACTTGAACCATCGGTTCCACTTGTTCCTGAACTACCGTCAGTACCACTTGTACCTGAAGAACCATCAGTTCCTGATGTACCATCCGTACCACTTGTACCTGATGTACCATCTATACCTGATGTGCCTGAAGTACCGTTACTTCCACTAGTTCCTGAAGAGCCATCAATACCTGACGTACCTGAAGTACCGTCGGTTCCATCAACACCTGAAATACCTGAGCTTCCACTTGTACCATCTGTTCCTGAACTTCCTGAAGTACCGTCTGTTCCACTAGTGCCTGAAGTTCCATCCATACCTGAACTTCCACTCGTACCTGAAGTACCATTTTGACCAGAACTTCCTGATGTTCCACTTGTTCCATCTGAACCACTAGTACCGCTTGTTCCATCAGTTCCACTAATTCCTGATGTACCACTTGTACCGTTTCTACCTGAAGTTCCTGAAGAGCCACTTGTACCATCAATACCACTTGTACCTGAAGAACCGTCTGTTCCACTTGTTCCATCAATACCTGAAGTACCGCTTGAACCATTTACGCCTGATATACCTGATGAACCACTTGTACCTGAAGTACCATCTATACCTGAAGTGCCACTAGATCCGTCAGTACCTGAAGTACCCGATGTACCATTTGTTCCATCAATACCTGAGGTACCTGAAGTACCATCTATTCCACTTGTTCCTGATGACCCGTCTGTTCCGCTTGTACCCGATGTACCATCTGTTCCACTAGTACCGCTTGAGCCATCAGTACCGCTTACTCCTGAAATACCTGAAGTACCACTAGTACCATCTGTACCATCAATACCACTTGTACCTGAAGAGCCGTCTGTACCTGAAGTACCAGACGTTCCGTCTATACCTGAAGTACCTGAAGAACCATCAGTTCCTGATGTTCCTGAAGTTCCGTCTGTTCCACTTATACCTGAAGTACCATCTGTACCTGATGTACCAGATGTTCCGTCTATACCTGAAGTACCACTTGTTCCGTCAATACCTGATGTTCCGCTTGTTCCTGAAGTACCATCAACACCACTAGTACCTGATGTACCACTTGTACCAGAAATACCATCAGTTCCACTTGTACCCGATGTTCCACTTGTACCATCCATTCCACTTGTTCCTGATGTACCATCAGTTCCGCTAGTACCATCGGTTCCACTAGTTCCTGAAGTACCGTCTATACCAGATGTACCACTTGTTCCTGAAGAACCTGTAACACCAACTGCACCATCTAAATTTACTGTCCAAGTATTGAATGTTCCACTACCATAATTTTTATCAACATTAACATTAATTTCACCTGTACCACTATTATATGAGTTAACTTTTGCAACCATATAATTAATCGAATCATGTGCAATAACAATTTCTTGAGCAATTGTATATGCTAAACCTGTACCAATTGTAAAATCTAAAGTTGTTCCAATTGATGATATTGTTAAGTTATTTGAAGATGTTGTTGAATATTTGTCACCATTAGCACCACTAGTCCCTGATGTACCGCTTGTTCCGTCCACACCTGAAGTACCTGAAGTACCATCCGTTCCTGATTGACCGTCTGTTCCACTTGTTCCTGCACTTCCTGAAGAACCAGATGTTCCTGAAGAACCTGAACTGCCTGAAGAGCCTGATGTACCAGATGAACCGCTAGAACCCGATGTACCTGAAGAACCGTTTGAACCTGAGCTACCTGAAGTACCTGATGTTCCACTTGTTCCTGATGTTCCGCTTGTACCTGAAGTACCACTAGAACTTGAACCGCCACCGCTTGTAAATCCTGTTAGAGGTTGTGTACCACCTGTGGCATTATATAAAGTTAAAGTTCCTGAACCTGAATCGTATGTAGCACCTGTTACAGCAATATTGTTTGGATCGTGAAATACTCTCCAATTCGCATTACTTCTTGTTGTTCCACTTACACCCTCAATTGTTGATCCTGTCCACGCAGAAATTAATGCGTGACCTGATGTTTTCTCAGCACCACCAACTCTATCATAAACATAGTAACCTATTGATCCATTTGCAACAATACAACCATCAGCATTTGCGTTGTTATATAAAGTATCGTAATTGTCTATTGAAAATTGATAAACAGTGTTTGATTGATACACATAAACCAACATTCCCAATCTTCTTCTACCTGTAGAAATATTATCACTGTTAAGTAATAATTTATCAGTAAGAGTCGCAACGGGTCTTATATATAAATTTACAGGAATTGTGTTTCCTGAATTTTGTATTTGTCCTGTTGCTCCAAAAGTTGAAAAGTTTAAATCGTTTAACGACCAAACTTCCATATATCCACCAATCCCATAGGTACTGAAATTAGTACCATAAAATTGACTAAGACTTGTTGGTGATGAAGGTCCTACAACGGCTAATGAAGTGTTAAGTGGATTAGTGTATTGAAATGTACTCATTTAATTTTTTTGTTTTTTATAAATATCATTTTTGTTTTATGAATTTGCCTTGAAGAAGAAATTATTTGGATTCGGAGTACCTGGATCACCAGTTACCCATCCTGCTCCTGCTCCTGCAACTGTATACATTCTATAATGTCCGTGAGGCCAGTTAGGACCTGTGTAATTAAGGTCAATTACATCAAGTGTATAATCCACACCTGTCGCTGTTAATGAATTAGGTGCTCCTAAATAATTTATTCCGAATTGAGTATATACTGTGTTGTTAGTTAATGAAAGTGGTACAAGAAAAACAAATTGTACCGCACCTTTAACTGTTCCCGCTGGAACTTCTGTTGTTTCCACCATATATGCATTTATTGGATTACCAAAAGCATCTGTACCTCCACTTGATTGTGGAACAGTTTGTTTTATAACAGGAGTTACATTTGTTGTACCTGTTACAAATCCCGGCCAATCCATCCATATTAATAAGTCAGTAGCGTTATATCCTGCACCACCTGATGCTGTGAATCCATACCAACCATTAACTGAATTTGCGTACATATATGAACCTATATCAGTATTGTTAGGGCCTGTGAATAATGAATCATCACCTGATTCCATAAACAATAATGCTTTACCAACTGAAGCTGTTGCTGTAGGAGTAACAGTTGGAGTTGGCGTCAAAGTTGGTGTAACACTCACTGTAACTGTTGGTGTTACTGTAGGTGTAGGAGTTGTTGTATGTGTTGGTGTAACACTTGGAGTTATACTTGGTGTAACCGTAATTGTTGGTGTTACTGTTGGAGTAACAGTATGTGTAGGTGTTACACTAGGGGTTGGTGTAACTGTTACTGCAGGGGTTGATGTTGGAGTTGGAGTTGGGGTTGGAGAAGGGCAATATGCACCTAATGCAACTCTTTGCCAACTATTTGGTCCAACACAAACATAGATGTAACTTGAATCCCAACAAATTTCTCCTGTTGAACAAGGATCATCACACAATGGTGATTTCTGACTTGCTTTTAATAAACCTACTAAATTTAGAACTTGACCATCAAAAGTTAAATTATTATTAACATTAACCGTATTACCTGAACCTGAATAAGTTAAAACACCATTAGTTGTGTTTCCTGATAAATTCAAACTTCCTGATGTTCCTGAAGAACCGTCGCTTCCTGATGTTCCGCTTGTTCCATTACTACCAGATAAACCAGATGTTCCACTTGAACCTGAAGTACCTGATGAACCTGTTTGCCCATCTGTACCACTTGTTCCCGAAGAACCTGATTGTCCACTCATTCCTGAACTACCTGATGAACCAGATGAACCTGAACTTCCTGATGAACCTGATGAACCAGTTCCACCTGATGTTCCGCTTGTTCCTGAGGAACCATTCACACCTGAAATACCTGAAGAACCACTTGTTCCTGAAGTACCATCAACCCCACTAGAGCCTGATGTTCCACTATCACCACTTGTACCTGAAGTACCTGTTGCTGATAATAAATTCCAGTTACCACCTGGAGGTGCTGAGTTTGTATTTAATGTGTTTGCCACATATGAACTTCCTTGATAGTCAACAACATCGAATGCGTTATATGTTGCACTTGAATTCCAAGTACCTCTCAATGTAAATCCTTGACCACTAGTACCACTTGTTCCTGATGAACCTGTACCACCCGATGTTCCACTTGTTCCTGAAGTACCTGTAGCTCCTGATGAACCCGATGTTCCTGAAGAACCACTTGTTCCATTACCAGATGAACCAGACGAACCCGAACTACCTGATGAACCTGAGGTACCATTAAGACCACTCGTTCCGCTTGTACCATTTACACCTGATGAACCACTTGTTCCCGATGAACCTGTGTTACCACTAGATCCAGATGAACCTGAACTTCCTGATGTACCATTACCTGAAGAACCACTAGACCCTGAGGATCCAGATGAGCCATTTGTGCCTGAAGTACCATTTGTACCATCTCTACCTGAAGATCCTGATGTACCTGAAGTACCGTTGAAACCAACTGCACCATTCAAGTTGATAGACCAATTGGTATATGTTCCTGAACCTGATACATAAGTTATAGTTGCCGTAAATATACCTGTTACTGGATTATATGTGTTGATTGTTGCAACCATATAATCACTAATTGAATAAGCTACAAGGATTGCTTGAGCTGTTGTATATGCTAAATTTTTTCCTGCTGTAAATGTAATTGAACCACCAATTGAACCTATAGTAATTGAAGTAGTTGATGTTGTTGAATATCTATCTCCGTTTGCACCTGATGTACCCGAAGTACCTGATGAACCGTCACAACCACTTGTTCCTGAACTACCATTTGAACCTGATGTCCCTGAACTACCATTTTGTCCTGATGTTCCGCTTGTACCACTTGTACCACTTGTACCTGCGGTACCTGTTGAACCCATTTGACCTGAAGTTCCTGATGATCCACTTGTTCCGCTCGTACCTGATGTGCCGCTTGAACCATTGCTACCAGATGTTCCTGAAGAACCATTACTACCTGAAGTACCAGATGTTCCTGATGTACCGCTAGTTCCCGAAGTACCATTACTTCCTGAACTTCCTGAAGAACCGCTAGTGCCTGAAGTACCGTGAGAACCTGAAGTTCCCGATGTACCGTTTTGTCCAGACGTTCCACTTGTTCCTGAAGTACCATTACCTGAAGTACCTGATGTTCCTGTGCTACCACTTGTTCCACTAGTACCTGAAGTACCTGATGTTCCTGTGCTACCACTTGTTCCACTAGTACCAGTACTACCGCTTGTTCCACTTGTACCCGATGTACCGTGTGAACCACTTGTACCAGAAGTTCCGCTAGTTCCTGAAGTACCACTTGTACCTGTGCTTCCTGATGTGCCACTTGTTCCACTAGTTCCTGTTGAACCTGACGAACCTGAAGTACCAGATGAACCTGAAGTACCTGAACTACCAGAAGAACCACTAGTTCCACTTGTACCTGATGTACCACTTGTACCACTAGTTCCTGATGAACCACTTGTACCAGATGTTCCACTTGATCCTGAGCTTCCTGAAGAACCACTTGTACCAGAAGTACCCGATGTTCCACTAGACCCCGAACTACCAGATGAACCACTTATACCAGATGTTCCGCTTGTACCTGAAGTACCTGATGAACCACTAGTACCTGAAGTACCTGTTCCGCCTGTTATTGCTTCGACAATTTGATATAAACTTTGCCCTGAAAGTATTACATCATCTGCGTATATTGTATTAATAGGAGTACCTGTACTACCTAAATCAATTGTTACACCAGAAGGTATATTAAGGGTGTCAATCTGTGTCCAATTTATCTGTTGATGGGCCATGTAAAAGTTAAGTCTTTTACATAAATACTTTTATTATTAAATGATGCACAAAAAAAGGGGACAAATCCCCTTTTTTTATTTTTCGATATATTTTTCAACTATTTGTATGGCCTCATCTTCATTTTTGTGATCTCTACCAGGAACAAAAACCATTCCTTCATCACTATCATCTTGAGTTATATAGAGTGTAGGTAGTAAATTATAACCCGTTTGTTCAACAACTTGATTCCAAATATTTTGATTATTTGATATTTCAATTTCATTGAATGAATAAGATAATGAATTAAGTCTTTTTTTCAAACTATTGCAATGATCACATCCATTCAATGTGAATATTATTAACTTGTTCATTAATTTTTAAATCCTATTTTACTTTCTTTGTTTATTGACCTAATTTCTTCTACGTCTATATTGTAAATATCAGCTAAAGACATTGATTTTGTAACTTCGTGGTCTTTACCTAAATGCTTTAATAATTTATTAGTTTCTTCAACGGTTAAATTTTCAAATTTATGTTCAGCAATTAATCGACCTTTACGAAGTAATGCTTGGTCGATTTTTTCTCTTTTCATATTGAAGGTAGCAATAATTTGAATGTTCAAACAATCGCCTAATATGCCATCAGTTAAATTAAGAATATTAGAAACACCTGCAGCAGAACCATTACCTTCTCTATCTGAAATTACCCTTTCTCCATCTTCAATAATTAAAATAGTATTCTTATGGTCCATTAGAAATGGTATTATTGAAGGTTCAGATAACATTTCAGCCATTGATGGAGGAATAAATAAAATTTCTTTATCGTGTACTAAACCAGATAAGTACTTAATATATGAAGTTTTACCAGTACCAGGGTCTCCGTGTAAAAGAATTATCCCTTTATCGTTTGGTTTATTTAATCTCTTAATGATAACATCGTGAATTTTTTTGAATGATGCTCCGTAATTCAACTCCAAATCCATTTCAGGTATCGATAAGTCATATTCTTCAACATCTAAATGACCCATATCACTTTTCACTAAATTGATGTTACTTTTCTTTTTCTTTCTTTCATATTTTTTTATCTCATCCAAATTTAATTGTTTAGATAACTCACCATTACTCAAACTATAAATTATTTCAATTCTAAATAAATTTTCAGTTTTATTTTTATCACTACTACCTGATTTTCTTATTAATATTTGTTTTTCTTTATTGATGAACAAAGATTGGTTAGTTGATTCGTGTTTTCTTCCCTGAGAAAATATAAAACATTCTTCTACAAAACCATCTTCTTTGAAAAAATCAATTATAGTTTCATCATAATCTTGTTGGGTAACTCTTTTGGAAGGGATTAAATCAAATATGTGAACAAAAAACTGTTCTGAAGGTATTTCACTTCCATATACTGTGTCATATAAAGGATATGTATCGGGTAATTTTCTCATTTTTATAATTTTTTAATTAATTTAAACAAATCATCCCAAAATTCGGGAACTCAACAAATATACCATTTTTTACGAACAAATCGTGAGTCTCTTTTTTCTCAGGTTTAATAAATTCACTATCAGGTTTTTGTGCAATATGAATAGCTTGAACCGTTCTTTTTAATAATTCAAATTGATCTTGATTCAACATAGGGTCGCCATTGTCATCAAAATTTTTTTGCGCAATTTCGGTCATATGTTCATAAAACAATTGTTCATTTGAATCTTTTAAAAAATATTCCGATGCTTCTTCGTTTTTTTTAAAATAATCTTTAACATTTTGAATATAAATCAATACTTCTGGTGATAATTTCATTTATATTTTGTCGATTTGATTCAAAGTTAACGAAACAGGTGTATTTCTACCAAATATTTTTATTTCAACATTCACTTTTTCTCCTAAAATTTCAGTGACAGTACCTTCAAAACCTTTAAATGGTCCGTCATTAACCATAACTTTTTCTCCTGAATTGAATTTCAATTTTTTAGAATCTATATGTTCTTCCAATAATTCATCTTTTAATATTCTTTGAATATCCGTTGAACTCATTAATAATGGTATTTTAATACCCATCATAGACATTATGTTTGGAATCATAGATATCTCTTTCAACTCATCTTCATTCAAAGAATCATAGGCCTCAAAATAAAGATAACCGCTATAAATTACTTTTTCTCTTAATACTTTCTTATTTTTTACTAAAACCAAATTTTTTTCAGTTGGACAAACAAATCTATTCACTTTTTTTATTCGACCTGCTTCAATTTCTTTATTAAATTGTTCACTAAGTGACCTTTCTTTACCTGGCATCACTTTAACAATATACCATTTTGTTGACATAACTTTGTTTTAAACGTATTTTTTTATATATTAGTAATAATATAAACAAATTATACACAAAAACAAATTAAAAGTATATATTTTATTATGGCGTGCTCAAATTGTAAAAAGAAAACTAATGAAGAAAGAAAAGAAAGAATAATGAAACAAACTGAAGGGTTAACAAAAACCGCATTCATTGTTTTTATTGTTTGGTCTTTACTTGGTATTTATGGGTTGATTTCATTAATTCGTTTATTCATATGAAAAACGGTAAGTATTTTATAGTGCTTTTCTGTAACAAAAAAAGAGTAAAAATGTTGCATAAAAGTTTTAGAAGAACTACAATATATGAATATTGGAGGGAATTTAGAACTCAGAAAAAACCTGTTTATGTTAGAAATATAGGCGGTCGAAAGAAAGAAGAATTATATTACGAATTAGCATTGATATTTCCAAATACAAGGTGGTCTACAAATGTTTATGTAAAAGACAGTCTTGGGAGAAATATTGAGGCAAAATTGGATAATGATAAGTTCAGAATTAAGGAAATGATCCCTTATTGGGAGGAAGAGACTATATATGATTTTGAAACAAAAAAAAGAATTCGTTACCACGAATTAATTGATAAAATATTACCAATTCAAGAAATCGCCCAAATTTTCACTTTGAACAATAAGTTATTTGTTCAAGTTGAAGAAAATATAAAAGTTTATGGTAATAGAAATCTATCAGATACCGATAGATTATTTAATTTAGTCAAAGATGATTTAATCAAAAGAAAACGCGGTAATTTTTTATTTGTTCGAGATATTACCACACACCAAAGAAAAATACTTTACGATTTACTTGTAGCAAAAGGATTTAAAAGAAGAGAACTTTTTAGACATTATTCGTATTAAAAATAATATCTATCATTCCAATTGTAATTGAAAAACTGTTTTCAGGCTTATCCATTTTAATTCCTCTTTTATTTTGAATATACTCAAAAATATTATCGAACTCCATTTGGGATAATTCGAAAATTAATGTTTGAGATTTTGAATTAAAATTAATTTTTTCAACAAGATCTGAAATAATTGCAAGTTGGTTTAATATATCACCTTTTTTTTCTGTCATAACCTAAAATCTTAAATATTTTATCTATTGTTGATGTCTTTTCTTTTTTAAATATTTGAGACTTATCTATTTGTTTTATTTCATCAATCATCCGATTCTTGTGCTTCTGTATCTCCTTCTGGTCCTTCTGTATCTCCTTGTCCAACCACTCCAACCCCTGTTGTATCTTCTTGTCCATATTCTTCTAATAAATTTAAATCTTTTAATTTATCAAGTGACTCCTTTTTAAATAGTTGTTGTAACTCTTTTACTTTCTGTTGAAATAATTTTTGTTTCTCTTCTTCTTCCTTATTAGTATTGATAATCTCTAAGGCACACGCAAATACAATATCATAACCTCCTTGTGTTGCTTGTGAAATCAAAGATACTAATGTATATTTTTCATTTTTATCTTGTTCTTTAACCTGAATACTTGTATAAGGTTTAACAATCTCAATATAAGCCCAATTCAGAGGTACTCTGATGTCTAAACTTACATTGTTTTGTATTTCTCTTAGAGAGTGAAAATGAGGTCTTAATGCTCTTATATTGTCAAACACGTTATTAAATTAAAAAATATGTGATTATGTAGGCTGTAGACAAATAAGCAAAAACTTGTTCTGCCTTTGATAACGCCAATGGTGTGGGTTCTTCCTGAAACAATCTTAAAATGAATTGAAAGCTTAACATAAATGAATATAAAATACTCAATATGAATAAAAATAGTTTAATTTCCCGCATCTTGTTTCTTGATTTCGTTTAAAATTTCTTTACGGTAGATTCCTATTAAAGTTTTTATTTCTTGTGCGTGTTTTCTGGCTCTTATCGATGCACTTCGGTTACCTTTTACGTATACTTTCTGAGTATCTACCGACATCTTTTCAACCAGCTCTTTTATTTTGGATAATGTTTCCATAATTAATTTCGGTTTTTGATATTAATATACGGAATTTTTTCATTTTTTCAAGTTTTGTTCAAACAATTTATACACTTCTGTTAATAAATCAAGTTCAGACCTTGTTTTTTTATGATTGAAGTTGAAAAGTTTGGTAAAGTAATCTTTAATTAAATCTTGTTTATCCTCAATCTTCACAAAATAATAAGCTTCTCTGAAGAAGTTCCAAAAATAACTCTGTAAATTTCCTCTTTCTTTGAAATAGATTTTTTCTTTTGAAAAGCTTTCGATTGTTTTATCCCAACACCATAAAAAATGACCCATCTGATCCTCTTCGTAAATCATTACATCGGGGCCCAAATAGGTATTTTCTAATAACTCATAAAGGGATATTATAAAATCAAAAAAAAGCTCGGTTTTTTCGTGTGTTATGTTATAAGCTTTATACCAAATATCAATCTGATGCTTATAATTTTCCGAGGATATAAACTCTAAATAATTTTCTGTATTTTCCATAATTCTTCTATACTATAATATAAAGACAAATTTATGGAAAAAAAAGAATTATTGAGTTTTTTTATTGTAAGAAGCGATATTTTTCATTTTATTCATTTCTTCTAATAAAATATTTGAAAAATTAACTTTTGACTCATTAACAGGAACCGCTTCTTTAGGGTAAAGAACTCTTTTTTTCTTATCTTCCTCTCTATCTTTCATTTGTTTTTCTATCTTCTTTCCTGTTTCAGGAGTTGGGATACTTGAACCAGATTTTTCTTTAGCTTCTTTGCCTTTGTCAGCACCATTAGATGGTTTAATAGATGGTTTTTCTGTTGTAGGTGCGTTACCCATTTTAGCATCACCATCAATTGACATTTTTAATCTGTCTTTGAATTGTTTAGACGGTTCGATATCGTAAGTTAAATTAAGAGGATTCGCTTTGTTTTTTGCAACTTCTTCATCTTGTTCTTCACTATTTGTTCTTGCGATTTTTTTCTCTTTTTCACCGACTTGATGTGGAAATTCAGGATTATCATTACCTTCAAAAGAAAGATAATCTTTCATTTTTTTCTCAGTATCTTTAATATGATCGTCGTTTTCTTTTTTACTTGCTTTCTTAGATTTGTCAGTGATTGTAATACCCGGTACACCTGGTAATGATTCTTTTACTATTCTCTTAATTAATTCAACCATTTCAGTTTCAGTCAAACGAATTGTTCTCTTCTTTGATTCACTCATTGGTTGTTGCTCAGTTGGTGTATAATAAGCATCATTATCTTTAGCGTGCTCATCCATCATTTTACCACATTCTGTGCATTGCATATTTTCATCCAACGGTCCATAGCACTCATCACAAACCATTTCATCAACAGGTTGTTTTTCAGTTGGTTGATATAAATCACCGTCGTGGTCTTTATCGTGTTCATCCATCATTTTACCACATTCCATACACTCACCGCTTTCCATTAATTCACCACCACATTCATCACAAACGTGTTGTCCTTCTTCCATATGCATACCATCTGTTACTTGGTTAGCTCCACCTGCAGCATCTTCTTCCCACATTTGTCCACCACATTCCATACATTCATCATTTTCATTTAAACGACCACCACATTCATTACAGATTTTTGCATTGAACTCTTGTGGGTCATTTTCGTTAACTTCTTTTTTACCACGAAGAATTGCAAAATCTTGTGCATCAATATGACCATTATGATTTGCGTCCAATTTTTTTTGTCCGCCTTTTAACATTTCTTCCATTGATTTTGTGTTTTCCATATTTTCTAATTTTTCTCCCATAGAATCCAATTCATCTAACATATGGTCCTCTGACTTATATGATTTTTTTTCGATGATAAATTGTTTACCAGGATATTTTTTCTTTAATAGATCGATGTGTTCTCTTACTTCTTCTTCGGATTTACAAGTCGCAACTGGTTCACCATCACACATAATGTGGTAAACTTCGTGTTTATTTTCAGTATCATTTTCGTTTACTGAAGGGTTTCCACCGTTACAAGATTCACAATCATATTCTTTTAATATGTTATTTTTAATCTTTTTTGTCACGGTTTCTTCGATTATCTTGTTTAATTCGCTAACTTTCATTTATATAAATATCTGTTTAATTTCATTTAATACAATTTTTTGAACGTCTTTGTAAGGTACATTCAATTTCTGAGCCACTTCAGAAATGGCATTATTCAACTCATCGTAATTTTCGTGAATGAACTCAAGAGCATTGATGTCTCCCTTATTACAATAAGGGAATTTTTTGCACTTATCTTTTGGTTTAACATAAACTCCTCCTGGACCTCCAAATTTTGGCCATTTCTTATCTTTAACTGCTCTACCTTTATAGATACTATCAGGACCATCAATTTTTAAAGGGTTCTTACGTCCTTTTGGTGATGTACCAAAAGCAGGTACTGTGTATGCTCCTGAAGAACTTGCACCAGTTGCTTCATCTGCTTGTATCTTCTTCTCTTCGAAATTGTTAACTTTTTTAATTCCTTTTCTTTCACCACCAAAAGCAGAATTACCATTATAAGCTCCTGCAGAAGATGCTCCCATCATTTCATCAACTTCTTTTTCTTTATCCATTTGACGGTCTATGTTACATATACATTTAGACATCGGTCTATCACATCCATCACAATATTTTTTGTTTTCCATATTATCTTACACTTTTTAATGCTGATTCCCAAGATGACTTTCTTTGCCATAATGTTTTAAATAATTCTACAACAACCTTAGTAGATAAATCAACAATCTTTTCGTCTATTTTTTTTGTCCCCAACTCATCCTGAATCATTTTTACAACAAGTTTAGTTGCGTTGGTTGAACTCATAAAACGTTCAATTTCTTTCTCTACTATTCTTTCAATTTCTTTTTTATCTTGTTCTGTCATATCCCTTAAATCATTGCTTTTCTTTTATTCAACAAATCTTCCATCGCAGTTTTGAATGTTCCTGTATTGAATTTCAATAAGTTAGTGATAGCTTCCATTACATTATTATCCACAGCCAACATATTTGCATTCATATAAAATCCTTCATCTTTCCCTGCAATAAGTGTGAAAATTACGTTATTGTCTCCTTCAAATGGAATTTTACCATCTAATCTTATTTGATCTGGTGTAATAGTAAATCCTGGATCGTAATCAGCTAATTGTGAAACTTGGCTTGAAAAATTGTCAATTAATTGTGAGATTGCATTTTGTTGAGCATCATCTAAATCTTTACCATTTTCATAATGTACATCGACATCATTAATATTAGTAACGTCGTCTGCTCTTTTTTCACTTGCAACGGTTTCCTTATTTGAACCGAATTCAACAGGTTGTTGAGCTGCATTTGAGCCTGCATTATTTGGTGGCGAATCAAACTGTCCAGCTTCTTCTTTTATTATTTTATTTGTTGCTACTTTAGATTCGTTAAGATTTCTAATAGTATTCAACATTTTTTTAGTCTGATCGTAATTGTTCATTTTCATTTGTATTATTGAAAAAAACCCTAAAATTGAAAGAAGGGTTTATATCTGTATAAATACTTGAAAAATTCGATTTACATACAATTCCTTTGAAATTAGAAGCATTTTCAAGATATCCTTGTGATGGTGGGGTTTGTTTGATTATATTATGTTTGTCACATAAAAAATTACATAGCTGAGATAAAGAATTTAATTGTCCTTCATTGTACTTATCCCAAAAATGGTGATTTCTCCAATTTTTGACATACGGTTCAGCTCGATAAGGATCGTCTATCCAATTGTATAAAACACCTGTAATGGTATTTTTGGTCAGCCATCCTAAATTTTCTATGGCTATTTTAATCATTTTTTTATCTACATCAGGTTTATCAAATGTATTTGAACTATAGTTTGTGTCAAATAATTGATATACGTTTCCCAATTTTGTAACAATGAAATGAGGTATATCATTGTACTTACCGTTTTTACGATGTTTTATTTTATTGATAAAATCATCAGCTCTTCTTTGTGTATCATATAGAAATATCTGATTTTTAACCGTTTTCTTCTTAACGATGTTCAATTTAGTTTTATCTAATATTTCTACGTCTTGTATTGTTAACATTTCTTGATGCTACTCTTTTTTCTATGTGTAATGGTGGTTGCACGGGTTCATCTTCAGTAGTTGGTATTATAACTTGGTTATTTTCCAAATCATAAACCACTGAATTAGGATTTGTTTCATCCTTCTCGACGTGTATTTCAACAGGTTGGGATGGAGTTGGTTCCGGTGTATCGTAAATAATCCTTGGTTTTCCGTATTTGTAATATAACGGAAGGTTTATTGCATTATAAGGTGAAATTGTTGAACCCAATGTTGGAGTTGGGGGTTCTTCTAAAGATTTTTTTTTTCGTTGTCCTCTTCAGGTACAACGTCTAATGTCGTTGGTTCGTTACTAAATGTTTCCGTTTCAACATCGTTTAAAACTTGTAACATATCATCGGGAAGTTGCCCTTCTTCAAATGTTAATTCAGGTTCATTGTCTACTGATTCATCAATTGGAATGATTAATTCTTCGTTTTCTTGGTAAATATTTTCAATATTTGTTTCAATAGTAGAAAAATTTTGTTCTTCTTCATCTATTGATGGTTCAATAGTAGAAACTTCTTCATCAATCATCGGATTATCAAATGGTTCATCATATAAACCCATATCCTGATTATTTTGTATCATTTCACCAATCGGGTCTCTATATGTTTCTTTAATAACTTTATAATCGTTATCAAGTCCACCTTTTTCTCTTGGTCCACTATTTGCTAGTGCACCTGTCGGTTCATCTTCAGGAAGTACAGGACCGTGTAATGCTTCTCTTTGAGCCTCATATTTTTGCATTCTTTCCCAAACTTCATCGGGAAGATTTGACCAAGGTTTTTGATTCACTTCTTCTTCATACTTCTTAGCACCTTCTTTCAATGCTTCGTTTGGTTCGACTGGTGTTTTAGAAAATATATATTTTTCTAAAATTTCTAAATCATTTTTACTTAGAATAAGTGGAACTTCATCTGTATCAATAGTATCTTTAATTGGTTTATTTTCATTTCCAGTTGGTTTACCATCCAATACCAATTGATTGAATGCAATTACTAAAGCAATTGCCAATGGATCGAAAACAATTACTATTAATATTATGAAAAATTTAACTACGGAATTCAACGGTACGTTAAAAGCTTGCGCAACAAATCTGAATCCTCCAACTTCTTTTTCCAAGTTAATATTATTATTTTTAATTTCGTTGATATGGCCATTATAAACAACATTTGAATCTTGTAACGAACTTATTTTATCTGATATAAGTTTTGTTTGTTTATCACGATTATCGATAGATTTTAATAAACGATTGTTAACTTTATTATCTAATAATTTACCTTGGTTTTGTTGTAAATTAGTTAATTGTGTTATTAAGTTAGTAATTTGAGAAGTGTTGGAAGTAATTTTATTATTCCAAACATCAATTTCTCTTTGTACTTGTTCTAATTTAATATTTTGTTGTTGGAAAGCATTTGATAGGTAACCAAATATACCTGCAGACGTAATTGTCATTAGGATAACGACAGAAATTGTTAGGTACCATTTATTAATACCTTGTATCTCAGACCATTTTTGTTTGAGGTATGTTGCGGTAACTAATTTAGCAAATTCTAAAGAACCAGCCATAACCATAACGGCAATTGCTGCTCCGCTAAATAATACCGCTAAACCTGTTACTGAAAAATATGCTGCGCTACCAGCAATCATAAAAGCAGCAATAGCTATCAAATATTTTAACCAATCATTTCTCATGTATTATAAATATTTTAATAACTCATAACTCTCATTTCTGAGTTTTTTTATTGCTTTATCTCTCAATTGTCTAATTCTTTCTTTAGTACAACCAAACTCTTCACCCAAATCTTCTAAATTAGACTCGATACCATTCAAACCATAATATTTTTCAATAATCACTTTTTCTCTTTCATCAAGGTTTGCTAATAATTGAGAAACTTTCTTTTTTATTTCTTCAGGAGAATTAATAATGTCTTCAGGAGTTTCGCAATTGTTGTTAGGTATGATATCAATTAATTGATCACCATCCTCATTAATATCGTTATATAAACCAACACAATATGGATATGAGCTATTTTCACTTTCGTTAGCTAATAGACCTGAAATCAACAAATAATTTTCGTCATTTAGTTCATCCTTCCTTTGTTTTTGTGCATCTTGAATAATATTCGATGGGAGCCTGATAGTTCTTGAATTATCATTCAAAGAAGAAAATATTGTTTGTCTAACCCAATGAACTGCATATGAAATAAATTTAACTCCACTAGTAGGGTCGAATCTTTCAGCTGCTTTAATCAAACCTAAATTACCTTCCGAAATCACATCTAACAAATCCATACCTTGGTTTTGATACATTTTAGCAACAGAAATAACAAACCTTAAATTACCTAAGATTAATTCATTATGTAATTTTTGTTTGGTTTCTTTGTCTAAATTCTTATTTGTTAAAATTTCAAAAATTTCTTCTTGTCTTTCGTGAGAGATTACAGGAATTTTGCGAATATCTTTTACATATTGTGCAATTTCCTCTGCGTTTAAAATTGTTGATTTTTTCATTGGTAGTATGTGCGGTTGGTTTGTGTTATAAAAATACTGAAAAAAAATCAATTTTCAAAATTATCTAAGAAGTTTTTTTCTTCGGGAGTTAAACTTTCTACCCCCATTTTTTCTATCTTATCCAATAGTTGATCCAAATCCATTGATTCAGGTTTATGAAAATCCAATAACATCATTGTACTTTCCGAAAAAGGTTTGAATATAAAATCTTTAACATCTTTGGGAAGATGTGCTATGACAATGCTGTCTCTTTCAAATATGAAATAAAACTTAATATTTTCATTTCTTAATGCCTCATTCAATTCATCTGATAGAGTTACATCATCTAAATCTGAATCAAATATTATAATAATATTGTTATTGTTGGTCTCAATAACATACTTCAATGAGTTTATTGTTGGATTCATACCGAAAACTTCGGTGCAAAAAAATTCAACATCTTCGTGATCATCGAAGTCTGCAAATAAAAACAAAATAAAAGTCTTCATTTATTTATGTAATTGTATCTTCCAATAAATGCCACCATTAATGTATGGGGACAATGTACCTGTCGTTCCGTTTGAGCCATTAACACTATTAGATATACCTAATCCTACTTGATATATTTTATCAGTTTTTGTTTTAACTAATAAGCCTGTTCCTAAGTTAGCTACAACATCCTTTTTGTTGAACCCACCATTGAATCCCCAAAAAACTTGTGTTTTTGGTAATTCTTTAACGATTGTAAGCTCTTTAATTGTGATTTTGTTAACGTTACTTTTCCAAGTTCTTGATAAAATATTGTTCTTTTGAATAGTATCCGTTACTGTAACATAACCTAAAGAATCTTTTAATTTCAAGGTATCTTTATAGACATTTTTGGCGAAGAAATCTTTTAGAATTGATAGAGTGTCAATTGGTTTATCTGTGGGAATAGGGACATAAATTGTGGTATCGTGGTATATATCTTTACCTTTTTTAGTTACGGTTTGAGTTACCGGAACGTATTGAGTATCAATGGTATGTTTAAGTAATTCATACTTTTTACCATCAATCTTTATTGTTTCACCTTGTTGAGTCTTTTTATGTCCACAAAACTGAAACACCACAACCCCAATAAGTATTAAAACCGCGATAGTTTTTATATCTAATTTAAATAAATTCTTCATATTGTCTTTTTTTATAAATATGAAGAATTTATCTTTATTCCCTATGATTACTTTTTCTTAACAATCTCGTCGATAATACCATAAGTTAATGCATCGTTAGCGTCTAACCATAAATCACGACTAGCATCGGCTTTAACTTGTTCAGGGTCTTTACCGCAGTAACCCCCTAAAAGATCGAATAGAATATTATTGACTTTTTCCCATTCTTTGAAAGTTATTCTTGCATCTTGGATATTACCACCTGCACCACCTGAGGATTGGTGTAACATCGTTGTAGAGAACCTTAAAGCTCCTCTTTTACCTTTGGTACCTGCTCCAAGTAAAACTGACCCCATAGAAGCAGCCATCCCCGTATTAATGGTTCTAATATCGGAACTAATATACTCCATAACGTCTACCATCGATAAACCTGATTTTACAGACCCACCAGGACTATCAATATGCATTGTGATGTCATTATTGTCGATACTATCCAAAAACATTAATTGAGCTTGAGTAACAACTGACATGTTATCGTTTACTTCACCGGCCACCCAAATGATACGTTCCATCATCAAACGTGAGAAAACATCCATCTGCGTAACATTCAATTGTCTCTCTTCAAGAACATATGGTGTTAAACTGTTAGATACTTTTTGATTATAATAATGTAAGTTCATTGAACTTATACCGCGGTCTTTAGCGTATAGACCAAAACTTTTCAATTCTGATGGGTTCATAATTTGTGTTTTTATATGAGGAACAAAGATATGTAACTAAATTTAAATTAAGAAATTTTTGTTGTAATAAAATCTATCGAAGAAATATTATCCTCTTTTTTTATCATTATAAGATTATCAGACCAGTTACGTATTAAAGGATTATGTGATATGACAAAAATGTGTTCAAAATAATTTTTAATTTTCTTAAAGAACTCACCAACCAACTCAAGATTTTCATCGGCAACTTTACCAAATACTTCATCCATAACCACTATATTAGGTTTAGGTAATGATGAAATTTTTGTTAGTACACTTCTAATCGCTAATGATGCTATTGTTCTTTCATAACCTGATCCTGAATTCAATGGTTTAACGATTCTTGATTCAGTATCAATCATTATAAATTCAACTTCATTTTTATCATTGATATTCATCTCTAAAATAAAATAACAACTATCAATCAAAAGTCTATACAACTCCTCATTCAATAATGGAATCATATTTTTCAAAATAACTTTAGAGATACCATTCTTACCATAGATTGTTAAATAAACTTTGAATACGTTTGATAACTCTTCTTCAGCTTTAATTTTTTTAATTAAATCCTCATTAGTGGCTATCTTATTGGTCATAAGACTAATGTTACTTCTATGTCGCTCTATATTTGTATTGTTTTGTTTTATATCAGCATTAGCTGTTTCAATTTGTGTCCTAATCCTAATAACGTCAGCATCTATCTTTTGATTTTCTTCAAGTTTCTTTTTATTATTTTCATAATTATTTAAACGCGTTTGTTTACCATTAATATCTAATTGTTTTTGACCAACCTCTAATTCATATCGCGCTTTTATAAGTTTATTTCTTTCATATGTTTCATATTCAGATTTCAGATTAATAAAAGCAGTTAAAGCTTTGTTTTTTTCTGTGATGTTTTTATTCAATTCATCTACTTGAGCTTGTAAATCTTTAATTTGATTTTTAATAGCTTCAATTTCATCAGAATGGTCAACCTCATCTAAAGACCTATTACAAGTTGGACAAATAGATCCAGTTTCTAATTGAGTAATTAATTTTTGATTTTTTGAAATATCATTTTGAATAATTCTCAAATCCGATTTCAAATTATTGATTGTTGAATTCAATTCTTGATGTGTATCTTCATCATAAAACTCCGATGGTTCCGTAACATTTACATTATCAGCCAAGGCTTGGCTTTTCTTTTGTTCGGTTTTTAAAGTGTCTATCTCTCTTTGTAATAAAGTTGGATTTGTATTTATTAGATTTTTATCAATGTCGTTGTTTCTTGAACTAAGAATTAAATCTTTTTCGTTTTCTAATCTCTCTAATCTGGCTTCAGCATCAGTCAATGCTGTAGTTAAAATTTCAATTTGAGTTGTTGAGTTATCAATGCTTTGTGCAAAACTATCATTATCAATTCCAAGTTGAGTAAGGTTATATGTGTTTGAAACTAATTTCCTATTCCAATCATTGAATATTTCTTTTGCGCGTTCTTCTTTAATTTTGAGACTCTCCAATCCTAAAAATTTAGTTAAGATTTGTCCACGAGCAGTTGGTTTAGATTCGATTAATTCTTCTAAATTATAACCAGTAGTTAAAATGGTTGATAAAAAATCTTCTTCAGTACCGATAGCTGATTCAATAAAAGTTTCAGTTTCTCTTCTTTGTTCACCAGTTAAATTTTCTACTGTACCGTCTTCTTTTATTTTGGAGAATTCTAATTTTGTAGTAACATTATGTTCACCCAATTTAGTTTTCTTTCTTATAGATTTTCTTTCTATAATATAGTCGTGTCCGTCAATATTAACTTCACCTCTTACTTTAACTTCATCAACATCCGTGAATTTATTAAAAATTTCAGCGTTTGTTTTTGTTTTAGTAGTGGTATTGAAAAATAAAAACATTAATAAATCAACTGATGAGGTAGATTTACCACCAAAGTTTTTAGGTGTAGATTCTATTACAGTAATGCCATCAAGACTTGTAAAATCAATAACATTATTATTACCAAATGATAAAAAATTGGAGAATTCAATTTTCTTAATAAACCATTTATTATATCTAATTTTATTTTCATTTAATTTATCTATTTCTGAATTAACTCGGTTATCTAATCTATCAACCAATTCCCATTTAATATTAATATTATTTTCTTTGATGAAGTCCTTCATCAATGTTTTTTGGTATTGACTATCTAAAATATTATCAGTGGCTTCTAACGAATTTAACTTTGTATTCTTGATATTGGTTAAAACCTTAGTAACTATCTGTACGTTCTTAGCGTTATATTTTTGTTGGAAATATGTCTTAACTCTTCTAATTTTCTCCGAGGTGAAGTTCTCCGGCACATCTTCCCAAGTCACTTTTATCGATGGATTTTTTGACATTTTTTTCTTTTTTTTGTTTTCTTTTATTTTTTTCAGCTTCTCTTTCAGCTCTTTCTTTTTCTTTCTCTTGTTTTAGTCTACGTTTGTTTTCTTCAATTTCAGACTTTGTTTCTTCCAACTGAATTCTATGATTAAAGTATTCAATTTGCTGTAAAGATAGTTCAGATCCAATATATTTCAAATTTCTATTTATACAAGATAAGGCCGTTGTACCTGTTCCCATAAATGGGTCATAGACAACTGAATTGTCTTTTGCGTAAATACCCAAAAGTTTATCACATAATTCAGTAGAATAAGTGGCTTTATTGTATGGATTACTACCATCATTGTTTTTTGCAACTATAAAGTTATCGATTATTTCATAATAATTCTGACCAGTTGATGATACCGATGCGACATCTTTATTAGCTTCGAATGTTAAAATTTCGTCTTTCCTACAAATTACATAAATAAATTCAAATATTCTGTTAAGTCTATTATAAGATGCAGGATGAGGTATTGCGTGATTTTTTTTCCAAATAATTGTATCAGCAATAGTGAACGGAGTATTCTTCAAAATTTCACAAACAATTGAATAGGGTAGGGCAGGATTTTCAATAGAATAAGAAAAATTATATAAAATAACCCCATTACTTTTCAATATTTCATCGAATGAATTAAAAACGTCTACAGTCCAATTAAGATAGGTTTCTTCATCTTGCCAATCGTTATAGGAATCGTATCTAGGTTGTTTATCAGCATAACCACCTTTCCTTTTAGTCATATTGTAAGGTGGAGATGTTAAAACAATATCAATAGATTTTTTATCTATTTTAGTTTTCATAGTCACCAAACAATCCTCATTATGTATTATGTTAATATCCATTAATTCTGATTTAATATTAGTCTTGATTTAAAATCAAGTAAGTCAAACCAATAACATCCAACACATCCTATAGCATCATTATATTCAAGATTTCCACTTGTTAAAGATATACCATATCCTAAAAAAGATGCATCGTATCTTATACAATTTTCTTTACATCTTTTACAAGAATTTCTTTTAATTTTATTACATTTATTACATAACGGTTGAAAATCTGATAAATTTTGAGTTATTGAGTTTAAAACTTCTTTGTCATCATATCTACCGTTTTTGTGATCGACCTCAATTTTAGTTCTTGTATTGCAATGTGCACATCTTTGTTTTGAAATTATTTTTTTTATATCATCACGTATATATCTATTTTTATGTTCATAATCAAAATTGAAACCATTGAATTTATACGCAATTGTTAAACCATTCTCTCCGAGCCAAGTTTCAATTTTAAAAATAGCTTCAGCATCTCTTTTCCAACCTACTCCGTTATTCGGTTTCAATTTATCATCTTTAGCATCAAAAATATCAAAAAAAGTTTTCTCAGAAAAACCAAATTCATCAACGGGTGAATATTTTAGGATTCTTGCAATTTTACTTTTAGGCTTAAGTTTTCTTAATTTTTCTCTGAAATAAAATAATAATTCTTGCTCTTCTTCCTTGATTTCTTTTGCAACTTCTAAAACTATTTTTTCATCACATTTATATTTTGTTTTTAAATCCTCAATTACTTTCCTCCATTCTGTGGCAGAATTTTCGGTAGTTTTAAAAAAAAATTTATGTTTTTGTGATGAAATTTTTAAATCTATCTGAATCGCATTTCTTCTTTCTTCAATCGAAGAAGGTATGACTGGTTCAAATAATTTAGAATCGCTGAAATAAAAATCTTTTACTACCTGATATAATAAATCATTAGTGTTGTTATAATAAAATATTTTTTTACCTATCCTATAAGATCTCATTATTTTATTCTATTTTCTTCAAAAAATTCAACAATCGAATTGATTGCCCAAACAACACCTGCAGTAAACATACCGTCAGAAAATATACCAATGTATTTATTAACACCAAATATAGGTGCAACTAAACCTCCGAAAAGAATCGACATAAAAAATCCTACCCAAGTTGGTGTACACAACATACAACTAATTAAATCACCAAAAAATTTTGATTTTGTTTTAATCCAAGCTCTTTGATTTTCGAAGATTGATCCATAAACAATTATGGTTGACATTCCGTATGCAACGAATGCCCACAAGACAAGATATATCATATTAACGTTTTTTTAAAATATACGAAAAATTATTCGTCATACAAAGAACTGAGGTTACTATTTTTCATAAACGTACCTTTTTTTTGTGCATCAAAGGCGGTAAGGATTTTATCCATATCTTCTTTTAACTTATCATATTCCTCCTTAAGTTTGAGATATTCTGTATTATCTGTATTGTTGATAATTACTTCTTTGATAATCTCAACAGGTATTTCTTTTATCACTTCCTTTTCGACTATAACTTCATTAGTTTTACCTGAAGCAAATGACGGGGATTCACCATATTTTAGATACGCAAAGCCTCTGTTAAATGTTTCCTTAGCTAATTTATCAATGTCAGTGATATTATTCAATTCACAATACAAAGAGAATTCATCATCCAAGATTAAGGTGTATTTCTTTTTCATCAATAATATCGTTAATATCTTTTATCGAGAAATGTAAAAATGGTTCATCATTTTCTAAATCTCTAAATGTGTAATTATTTTCTACCACGTCGAAAATACCATAACCGTGATGATTCAATGTCTCACCGAAGTTTTGTTGTATGAGTGAACCTATCATAATACCTTTACCCCCACTTGGTAAAGTAAATGTTTGTCTTTTATGAATATCACCGCACAATAATAAATCTAAATCGACAAAATTTAATTGATCATACGCATCTTCGAATTGGAATCCCATATCGGTTGATAACCCTTGAATAGGACCGTGAAACAAACCTACCGTTAATTTAGTCTCATTCTTTTTGAATTCAGGTCGTGCGTTATGTTGATATAAAGAATAAACAATCCATTGAATGTTATCGTCTACATATTCACCACTATCTTTATAATATTGTATGTTATCGTTATTCAATAGTTCTGTTATAGGACTGATACTATCTAATCTCTGTGTATTGTTTTCTAAAAAATCGTGATTACCAGGTATGATAACTACCTTACCAATATTTTTCACCAACTCATTTATAAACCAAGAAGTTAACATCAACTGTTCATTAGATATGTTAATTTTTTGGTGAGCTATATCTCCTGCAATTACAACTCTAATGTCCTCATAATTGAAATCTTGAGTTTCTTCCTTCAATTCAAGGATTAATTTTTCGAACTGCTTTTTGTATAAATCGTGCATTTGAATTGTACGAATATGTAAATCAGCAATATGTATTATTTTTTTTACCATCTGTTGATGTATTTTGATAAATCTATTGTAAAAATATTATTTATAATAGGTTGAGGTACTTTGTATTCAACAAATGTACCATCTTCCTTTAATAAAACAATAACCCCTCCTAAAAACTTTTTATCTTCAAATTGTGTACCTTCTAACATTTTCTTCATTAATCTAGCATAAAGAGGAATTTGTAAATAATAATGCCCTAATGCATTATCGTGGTAGTTGTTAAATGGCGGATATAATTTACCTGTATAATGATGTACTTCAAAATTTTTAGGTTGATTTGATTTCCAATCGGTAATTACAAATCCAAAATCAGTTTTTTCTTTATTCATCATCAACCATCCTTTATCAGGTTGGCCAGTGTATTGTTCTAACGGGTCACCTAATACAATTTCAGTATCTAAAAGGATTGCTCCTCGTTCTTCCATTAAATCTATAAAGTTTTTTCCTGCTGCAATCATTTGATTACTTTTTCTTTCTTGTTCTTCATTAATAGTAAAAATTGGTTTTCTAACTTCTTTATACCCACCATTTCTTGCTATCAAATCATATTCCAATTCGAAGTGAACTCTGCTACCCATATTAGTAGATAGTTCACCGGCTTTTTTCCATTCAGCAAGTAGTTGTGCTTGTCCTTCAGGATCTCCTTTGGACATTCTTAATGCCATACCTTCGGAATCAAAAGGTTTGTGGAATTTTTTTACGATTTTAGATACAGATGGAAAATTTGTTTTTACTTTACCATCGATATCTTTCATAAAGTAAATGTGTTTCTCTTCCACAAATTTCAATTGTAATTCTTGTCTTCTTTTTTCTAATAAATCATTAATTTCTAATGCAATGTCTTTTAAATTCATTTTTTTATATTTTATATTACCAACTTATTTCCCAATCTTTAAAATCTGCAGCAAGACAGTCTATCTTATAATCTTTTCTACCTCCAACAACTTCTTGAATTTTATTTTTTGCAGTATTACGAATACCATTTATTCCGTGAGTTAATGCTAACATACTCGGTCCTGCGGCGCCACTTCTAACATTTGTTTCATTATACCATATGTGTGCATTCATTTGAGCTAAAACCACAACAGCTCTTAAAACATCTGCAGTAATAATACCGTTTTGTTCATCTAATATTACTTGAATATCGTGAACAATGTCAGCAATCTCTTGTGCATACTCAGTTTTATGTTCTGGTATTTTAACTTCTTTTAATTGTGTTATCGATAATCTATCGATTAATTCTGATAACGTGGGTAGATATTTTCTTTCCATTAGTCTAATTGTTTTAATTCGTAATCTTTTATATTTCCTTGCAAATCTGCTATGTCCTTATCTCCTTCTAATTTTATAATCCAAACTTTATTCATTAATTTACCACAATTTAATTTGTGATATAATCTTTCAGCGTCACCCCAAGCATCGGGGTCTAATACTATCACTATCTTAAAGGCTTTCTCATATAATTTAGTGTATAAATGATCACTCATATACTTACCTAACATTGGTATTGAGTTCTTTATAAAAATACTATCGAAGGCTCCTTCAACTATGTAGATTGTATCAGTCCAATTAATATGATACTCATTAAAAATTATGATTTCTTTTTGAGCTTCAGGATTTTTATATTTTCTTTTTGGTTTTGATAAATATGATCTAGCAATAAAGTAATTCAAATTATTATATTCATCATAAGATGGTATTATAATTCTAAATGCATATTCTCCATCATAACAAAATCCGATATTAAATTTTATTAACATCTCTTCTGTTATATTTCTTTTTTTGATGTAAGCGTATGCTTGTCTATATTGTGGAGTTAATTTTAAACCACTACTGGCGTTTTTGAAAGCAATAAATTCTTTAGGTAATTTGACAGGTTTATAGATTCTTTTTGGGGCATCCTCATTATATTCAGGTCTTAATAACAAAAACTTTTTAAGTTGTTTTGTATTACCATATTTTTTAATTAATTTATAAATTGAACCGTGAGTTTCGTGAGTTTCTGCACAACTCCAACATTTATAAACACCTGATTTATAATTAATTTCTAAATTTCCTTTACCGTCACCTTCATCTAAACCTTTTATTTCGTGACTACATACTGGGCAATCAAAACTCACCTGACTTTTATAGTCACTGTGATTTCTATAATCACCAAAAATATCTTCTAAAATTTCGAAAATTGGTGTATAATCGTTTACTTCAATTGCCATAACGAATAATATACATAAAAAAATTGATAAAAAAAAATCCCTCGGACACCACTCCGAGGGAACACCAACCAAACCTGTATTTCTACAGGTCCCGTCCTAATTTTAAATATATTATAAAATCCGTTAAATGTGAAATATTAATTGCCGGATTTTTTTTCTGCTTTACTCATATTAATATGTCCGATAACACAAGTAACTGCATCAGCCATATCGAAGTTTTCTTTTTTTAGATTGCCCGTTTTACCGTATAACCATTTGATATCGGGGCAAACTACATTAACGTGGTCCCAAATAACTTGTTTTTTGTCAATATCTTTTGGATAACCTCCAAATAAAACATTACGACCTTTATCATTTGGTCCAACTAAATCAGGAAATGCAAATTTTCTTGCATTATAAGTTGAAATGAATGTTGGTAAAATACCTAAAACATCATAACAATTCTTGAGAATCAATGTATTATATCTTAATAAAGTTTGTACTGTATAAACATTATTAGAATTGATTAAGGGTTCCTCGATCACAATTCTAACAATTCCCATTTCCTTATAATTTTCCAAGTGTTTTTTAAAAGCATCTGCTTTTTTTAACAATTCTTCGATTTTATCTTCAGGTTGTGGTTTGATTTTTGGAGAAAAATGTGTCAATTCTAATAAATCTGAACCATTTAAATCAAATAAAGCAAAACCAATTGTTTTGGTACTAATATCTAAACCAAGAATTTTTGGTTTATTTTTAAATTTTACATCTATTTTCATATACTGTAAAAGTTAAATAATTTTGGATTAAATGTAAAGAGTTTAAAAATCTAATTTTACCGCAAATACTTGAGTACCATTTCTTTGGATTGGTACCGAGGTTTTAGCGACAACAAGGGGCTCATAATTGTTATCCAATAAAGCAACGTCTGTAATAACCAATTGGTCACCCACTTCGTATGTTGGATTATTTGATGTTTTAAATTGTGTAGAAGGTAAATTAACTAAAAAATTAAATTCTTCGATATCCGTAGCTCTAACCAATTTAACACTACCAGGGAAAGGTTGTTCATCTCCAAACTCGGGTTCTTGTCCATAAGTTGTTCCTGAAACAGGTACTGGTCCCATATATGTAACTAAATCGAATAATTCTCCACTTTCGTAATCAATTAAATTTATTACATATGTTTTATTTACTATATCTGATTGTGCAATTAATCTTCCTGTATGACATTCACAAATATATGGTGTGAAATTCATAGCAATCCAAGCATCGTGACTTGGTAATGAACCATCTGTTAATTGTGCTAAAATATAAAATCTATCCGCGTGATATCCTGTTTTATAATTTGCAAAATTATCAACTAAATGAGCAAATTCAGATGCACTGAATGTTACACCAACATTATATGGAATGGTTGATTGTGTTCCGTTTGGATTACATATGAAAGAATTAGTTGCAGAAATACTACCATAATAATTACAAGGTAATCCATTCAATTGAGTAGGATTGGTTGTATCTGTTCCGTTGAAAAGCATATATGTAACCCATAAAGTTTGACCTGTACTTCCATCTAATAAAGATTGTTCGGGTGGTAAATTACTATTAATCAAACTTAATTGAGGGGCAGGTAATGTATATTTTCTATTAGATTTATAATCTAAAACCGCCACAAGTTCTTGGTCATCAAAAACTATAATTTTATTACCAGGAAATACTTTACCTACATTAATACCTTGTTCATCTATCAAATATCTATATTGTTGACTATGATAAGGATTTTTAGTTGAATTAATATAATAATCAGTTTCTCCCATAAAAAATCTTGCACCAATTGTCGTACCTGTATTTCTATGATATAAAATAAACGGAATATAAACTTCAAAATATTCAGCATCACTTATAGGACTTCCGCTGACGCTAATTAATGAATCATTTGTTGATGTATCATAACTTATATAATCATCATATTTGAAAAATCTTTCGGGGTCATTTACAATATCACCTAATTCAGAATAATGAATAATCGCAATAGTTCTTTGTTGTTCGGGTGTCACATTTATAGTGTTACCCATAGTATCTACATATGATGTTGGGTTTGATAATGTTCCACCTGTGAAATCATTGAAAGTTTGTCCGCTTGTAGATGTATAACCCAAAAGTTCTTTTGTTGAAACAAATACGTTACTTGTAAATCCTGTTAAATTTTGGTCTAACTCATTTACATCATAACCAATTGGTTTGTCACCCCAAACAATATTCATCGTCCAAGGATCGTGTTGTGCTAAATTATCAGGTAATTGCGGATTGCAATTGTCTCCACAATTAACATTTGAAAACTCAATATTTGATGTGTTTGCAATAACTTCTACTGTACCTGTTAATCCTGTTAAATTTGGTAACTGTCTATCCAAAGTAAGAGTGTTACCGTTAATACTCATAATTCTATAAACTAAACTATTTGAAGTTGCACCTGAATAAACTTCATTATCAAATTCATTAAATGCTATTGTAATATAATCTGTAATGTTATATGAACTTCCAGTCAATACAGTTAAAGAAGTTGTTCCACTTATACTTGTAATTGATATTTGTTGAGTTAATGTTTCAATTGTTGAACCAGTTGCTTGATAATTCGAAACAAAGCCAGCAGGACCCATTAAATTTCTAATTGGTGTTGTTGTTGGATGTGGATTTAAAACAGGAACACCAAATGTTGTTGTTCCACTAATATCTAAACTATATGGATATTTGACACCACTTTCGTGATCTACCGATGACAATACTCTTTGAGATGGTGTGCCTAAAATACCAGTAAATCCTGAAAAAGGATCAGTGTAATCATACTCAGAATCTCCGACTTGGAAATAACTGATTTTGAAATCTCCTTTAGCAATCGCATTTCTACCTCTTTTGGTGATTCTTGCTGATAAATATTCTCCATCATTAGGACTTAAAAAACTCATATCTTATAAATATTAACTTTTAATTTTTAAACTATATTTCCACCACAAGATCCGAAAAGTGAAAAATTACCTCCCGAATCAAATGTTCCATAATTACCATCCTCACCAATCCAAAATGTAGAATTATCTCCGTCAATTACTGCAGGTGGATTGCTACCTACACTATAATATGGATTGAATCCATCATTCAAAACATTATTATCATTAACAGTTGTTATAATTAAAAAACCATTTTGAACAAAATATTGATGAGCTCCGTATGTATAACCTGTTGCTTCATTGAAGAAATGACATACTTGTTCTGATGTTCCAGTATAAACTGCAAATTCATATGAAACAGGGCAACCATTAACTGTGTTACATCTCACGGTATTATCACCATAATATATAAATGAAGTCCAACCATAACTTAAATCACATAAATAATATGTTGTCCCAATCTGTAAATTAAATTGGGATAATGTATTATAAGTTGTACCCGGATAATCAGTAAAAACTGCACCTGCTCCTATACTATTCGTTGTTGATTGAAATTCCCAAACTCCTTGTGAACCTCCTATACTAATACCTCCAATACTACAATCTGAAGGACCTGAAGGTGCTGATGTTCTAATTATACCAAAATATGGTGCTTTAGGCGTTGCTGTTGGTGTGGATGTTAATGTAGGTGTTGGTGTTTGGGTAGTTACATTTGTTGGTGTTACTGATGGTGTAGGCGTTAAAGTTGGTGTGTTAGTTGGTGTACTTGTTGGAGTGACTGTAGGTGTTGGTAAATTTTGTATTGTAAAATATCTAAAAATATTACAGGCGCCTGTTGATTGTACTTTTATACTGAAAGAATTATCAGGAGCATTCACTCCATAACCATTTATTAAATCATTAAGTGAAATTCCCGTTTCAAAAGGTGTTGTAAATCCATCAACATCAGAATATAAATTAAAGGGTCCTAACGCACCTGTTGTTGTTGTTAATGTTATAGTTATTGGTAATGACATAATTTATTTAAATATTAAGCAAAACATTGTGGAATAGTATTGGTTCCGTATCCATTTATTGTTATTTCGAGATAATATCCATTACAAGCAGAATCATAATTTCCTCTTTCATTCAAATACGATGTATATGATATTGAGCCAGATGAATGTCCTGCATATACTGTAACGGCATTGTCTTGGTAGTAATCACTATCACCAGGATAGTCAATATGTTCTTGGTAATGATAATTTATGTTTATGTTCACATCTATCGGTGTAATAAATAAATTACCAAATTGATCATATAATGTTACAGTAGTTAAATTGATTATATCTGTTGAACCTGGACAACTACTACTATCCTCACTATGATAATACGCATCTGTAAATGTGGCACAAAATAAATAAGGTTCTGTTGGTGTTGAAGTTGGTGTAGGTGTGGTAGTCGGTGTTTGAGTTGGTGTAGGTGTAAATGTATATGTTGGTGTAATTGTAGGAGTTGGGGTAGGGGTTAAAGTATTTCCATACATAACATTACCATCAAAATAACATACCAATGTAGGTGTTACTGTAGGTGTTATTGTTGGAGTAGGTGTATTTGTAGGTGTTTGAGTTGGTGTTGGTGTTGGGAATATTATATCATAATGATTACCACAACATTGACTTTCAGAAACAACTCTTACTGTTGTTGTTCCATTAGGTACATTATTAGTACTGAAACCATATATTAATGTATTCGAGGTTATACCTGTTTCAAATGCATTTGTATATCCATCTGTATCAGAATATAAATTGAATGGGCCTGTGTCTGAACCAAAACCTGTACTTGGGAATGTTATTGTTACTGAAATCGACATATGTTAATAAATACCTCTTCCAAGAAATATTTAAAATCAATTTAAACAAAAAAACAATTATTATAAAGAGTTAAACGATTATGAGCAAACACCAGTGGCAGTAAATTTACCCACACCATTGATGGTACCTACAGTTCCATTATCATCTACATAATAATATCCAAATCCATTATATGGTGTACCATCGGAATAATAGTAAGTTATTCCATTACCAAGATTTGAATCACCTCCAGCACCTGGATATATTGTAACTACATTTGTTAATGTATAAGCATACATACAAGCATTTGCTTGAGTTCCGCCATAATTCACTAAGAATCCTGTCCCTACTCCTTGTAAATCCATTACTGAACTTGTTGTTGTACAACCATTTGTATCTGTAACAACAACATAATAATTGAATGGTCCCAAACTTGTAAATGAACCTGTACTATTACTAGTGATAAGTGTACCACCGCTATTGATATATGGAGACGATGTGTCTTCATATAATGAATATGTATATGGACTTGTTCCGCCAGCTGCGGTTGCTGTTATCGATCCATTGTTACCTGATGTTGCATTTGTAAATGTTGTTGATACAGACAAAGCTGCACTTGGTTGACTTACCGTTCTTGAATATGTCGTAGGAGAACATCCACTATCATCTTCAATATAAATTGTATAAGTGTTAGGTGATAAACTACTAAATAAATGTGGTACCGAATAATATGTTGAACCATTGATTGATGTTTGATATCCTGTACCCGAACCGCCTGATGGTGTATAAACTTGTATAGTACCATTTGAACCGCCATAACAAGAAACATTTGATACCGCTATCGATGCTGTTACTTGTGTTGTGTTAAGTGTTACAGATGATGATGTTGCAACAGTTCCATTAGAATCCTTTACTTTTACTAAGTATGTTCCGTTAGATAATCCATTGAATGTTGCTGAAGATTGATATGAACCATAACTAGAACCACCATTCGAACTAATCGCATAAGTATAAATTCCTGTTCCCCCTGTACCTGATGCTGTTAAATTTCCATCACTATTACCATAACAACTTGGATTAGTTGAAAAAGTTATAGAAACATTTAATGTAGGTAATGTATGTGATGGTGTTGGGGTTAATGTTACAGTTGGTGTAGGTGTTAAAGTTGGTGTTACAGTTGGTGTTGGTGTTAAAGTAGGTGTTTTTGATGGTGTGACGGTTGGTGTTGAAGTATATGTTACAGTTGGTGTTGCTGTATAAGTTGGTGTTATACTCGGTGTAATTGTAACTGAAGGTGTAGGTGTTTGTGTTGGGCTTAATGTAGGTGTAGGTGTGGGTAATGTTGGTATTGGATTACCGCAATAAATTGTTGCAACACATCTAGCAGTACAAGTATCATAATATAAATTATAACCAGCAGGACAACTATATCCATAACCAACAATATCACTAACATCTACGTAAGTTCCTACTCTAGAAGATGAAGTGAACTGAACATTTAATTGACTATATAGAGTTGCACCTGTCAATTGTGATAAAGTATTATTATATATTTCAACACCAAAACCCGCAATTGAATCAATATTATAACCTTGAACTGATAGTGTTGCTGTTGGTGTATCAAATACAACAGGATATACGTGCCAATAATTAAATTGTTCAGTTGATCCTGATGTTGATTGTAATGTTGTATCTATTAATTTTGTTCCATTGACACTTATTTTAAAATCATTATCAGCCGAAACTCCGACATAATAAGTTGTACCCACAGTTAAACCAGTTATACATTGAACAAACCCAATAAAAGTACCTGTTGGATTATCAGTAGCACCTGTGGAAGGTCCTGGCCAAACCGCACATCTATTCATTGGGCCATCAGAAGTGTTTGTATAAGGATTTGACCAAAGTGTACCTACATACGTTCCACCAAAAGATGGGGTTGTAAAACCTGCTAAATAAGTGCCTGTTCCATCTATATTAAAAGATGTAAAAAATTTGGTGCCAGCTTTACTGTAAACGTTATTAGTTCTGCCCGATAATGAAACCAATGTTGTTGGTGGTTGTGCTGGCATTGATATTGTTGTATATGAAGCGGTACCATCCAAAGTACCAATCCAAGTATAACCTGTTGGGCACGCAGTAAAATCCTGTTTAGAAACTAATTCATTTGAAATTTTAGCAGATAAATGAGCATTTGTAGGATCAATAGCAACATACCCCAACGCACGAGATTTTGTTAACTCTTTGTTGGTTGTTTGAATTGTTTTCAACGAACTAAAATATCCTGCGGTAACCGCTTGACTTAATGTTGTATCACTAACAATTTCATTACTTGTTAATCCTGTCCAAAATGCCATACAAATTTTCTATTTTTGATTCCAATTCTTTTATCTTCTGTTCTAATTGTTGTATTTTCAAAGTGTGTACATCACTATAATTAACAGTTAATGGCATATCACCTACAACTAAATCACTACAAAGCTCTTTTACTTCTTGAGCAGAATAACCATATCTTACTTGTTTATCACCTCTCATTGTAAATTGAATTACGTTTAATGATGATAAATCAATGTTTGGATTTCTTAAAATTATATTTTTTACTCTTATATCTGATGTTTCATAATAAGCTGTAGCATAAACACTACCCGTAACACTCAAATTTGTTCCATCAAATGTCAAATTACTGTTAACTAAACCACTTGCTGTTGCATTTACATATGTAATGATGCCATTGTTGGTTGTTCCTGCTAAAGTTAAAAAACCACTTGTACCAGAAGAACCATTTGCACCATTAGCTCCACTTGTTCCAGAAGAACCATTTGCACCATTAGCTCCACTTGTTCCAGAAGAACCATTTGCACCATTAGCTCCACTTGTTCCAGAAGAACCATTTGCACCATTAGTACCACTTGTTCCAGAAGAACCATTTGCACCATTAGTACCACTTGTTCCAGAAGAACCATTA